TTCTAATCTTTCCTTTTCTAATCTTTCCTTTTCTAATCTTTCCTTTTCTAATCTTTCCTTTTCTAATCTTTCCTTTTCTAATCTTTCCTTTTCTAATCTTTCCTTTTCTAATCTTTCCTTTTCTAATTTTCGTTTTTCCACTTTTTCCTTTTTTTTTTCTTCTTTTTCTTTTTCTTCTTTGATTAACGAATCTTCAGCTTTTTTTGATTCTATTTCATCTTTTTTTAATTTTTCTTTTTCTAATTTTTGTTTTTCTAGTCTTTCATTTTTCTCTTTGTCTTTTTTATATTCTTTAATAAGGTCTTTTTTTTTTGAGTCAATAATTTTTATCATTTCAGTACATATTTCAACAGCTTGTCTATATTTCTTAAATAATATTTTCTTATCTGTTGTTTCTATTTGTAAAAGTTTAATTAAATTATCTCCGTACGTAGACTTAAAGCGTGTATTTATTATATTTATTGTTTTCGAAATATCTTTTATTTCTAGAACCTTATAAGATAATATTGTATTTAATGTATCTACCATAGATTTTAAATAGTCTTTATTTACTTTCACGAAGTCTAATATTTTTTTCATAGATTCTTTATCAAAATTTATAGTAGATATTGTATTTTGGATAAAATTTGGATCGTCGAAAAATTTATTTATAGTATAATATTTGGCATACCAATTTGCTATTTCATTTATACATTTTTCTAATATTTCTTTTTCTTTGTCGTCATAATAAATAAATAGACTATCTATATAGTCAATAATATTTTCATTTTCATTATTTTTTTTATAAGGGTCTATTCCATATGTAAGTAAAAAATTCATTACAAAAGGTGATTTAATATCTAAAAAATTTATATAAAACAAAGCATTTTTACCAAAAATATCTACATCATTAATATTTATACCATATGAAAGTAAAATTAACATGTATTCAATATTGCTATTTTCAGTTGATATCATTAATAGATTTACATCATCATGATTTTTTTTTAAAATATTAACATTTTTTGATATTAGAAATCCAATAGTTTCATCTTCACTGTTTAAATTATAATTAATATAGAAAAAAGCATTTTGACCATTATGATCAATATGATTTATGTCTACCCCTCTATCATAAAAATATTTTAAGAAATAAATATTATTATACTCACATGAAATCATAATAAGATTTGCATCACGATTATCTTCAATATCGTTTATATTTTCAATTTCATCAAAATATGATTTATTTTTTTTAAATACTTCATATTTTTGAGGCATAGTTACTTCATCTATTAAAATTTCTTTTAAAAAATCGCATATTTCTTGATACTCCTCTGGATTTTTTTCGTATACCATCATACATTTTTATATTAATAAATATAAAAAGTTTAAATTAATAATACCGTTGCGCTATCCTTTTAAGGTTTAAATAAAAATAAAAAAGTCTTTTATAAAATAAATGAATGAAATATTTAATATTTTAAAAGGGTTTTTTAAAGATAATAAATCTCTTGTATTCTATTCAGTTGGTTTTCAGATTTTATATTCAATATTAGAAACTATATTAATACCACTAGTAATTGCTGGTGCTTTTAATAATATTTCATCTTTACCGAAATTAAAAACCCAACTTATAATACTGGTTGTTTTATGGATAATTGTAAAAACAGTTGGATGTCTCTCTTTATATTATCATAATAAATTTGAACCGGAAATTTCTAAATATATAATTATGAACATTATGAATTCAATATTTCAAAAATATGAATACGATAATTCAATAACAAATGTAAGTATATTGATAGATAAGATACATATGATTAAAAGTAATTTGCACGACTTTTCATATCTTTTATTTACGGTGTTCTTGCCAAAATTTATAGTTTTAATTATTAGTTGTGCTAATATTATTTTTATTAATAAAGAACTTGGTATCATAATTATATTATGTATAATTTTTCAATATATACTTATATTAACAAATGTGACAAAATGTATAAGTGCAACTTGTATTGAACATAAGACTAAAAATAAGATGTTTGAACATATAGAAGATATATTTTCGAATATAAGAACAATACAATGTACAAATAATGGATATGATTTTGAAATGGGAAATCTATTAAATATAGTAGATGACGTAAAATCTAAAGAAAATAATACTTATAATTGTATAAATACTAAGCAAATTTTAGGCTATGGATCAAATATATTTATATTTGCGTATATTATGTTTACAATTTTTAGACTTTATAGAGAAAAGAAATTGAGTTCAGAACAAACAACAACTACAGTGTTGTTAGTTATAGGTTTATTTGATAATATGTCTAATATTACTTATTATTTACCAGAATTTAGTCATAGATATGGAATCTTATCGAGTAACGAAGATTTTTTAAAAGAACTAGTTTTATATTCATCGCGTGAAAAACAAAATATTAATAATATAAGTTCGCATGTAATTGAGTTTAAAAATGTAACATTTAAATATCCAAAAGCAAATAAAAATATATTACAAAATTTTAATATTGTACTTCCAGAAAACAAAGTAATAACTATTTTTGGCCAATCCGGAGTAGGTAAAACTACATTCACAAAAATGTTATATGGAATAGAAAAACCTAATGAAGGAGCGGTTTATATTGATAATAAAAATATAAACGATCACGATATCACTGATGTTAGAAAATGTATAGCATATATCGAACAAAACACGAGTAATCTATTTAATAGAAGTATATTTGATAACATAACATATGGTATAAAATGTGATTCTAAACAAAAAGATGTTTTAAAATCTAAGTTAAAAGATACGTTTATAAAATTTAATTTATACAATATTTTTAAGAACCTAGACAAAGATAAACCTGAATGGAGTTTTTTAGAACAAAATGTTGGTAAAATTGGTGATAAATTAAGTGGGGGGCAAAAGAAAATAATACATCTTTTAAGATTATCTTTAAATGAAAATCCTAAAATAATAGTATTAGATGAACCTACAAATGGGCTAGATATTAATACAAGAAATAATTTAATTTCTTTCATATACTATCTAAAATCTAAAGGTAATACAATTATTTTAATATCACATGATGAACATTTTAAAAATATTAGTGATCATGTTATAGAATTTTACCCTGACAAGAATCCAGTATTAATTAAATAATTTTATAATTTATATTTAAGTTATAAAATTTCTAAAAGTTTTCCAAAAGCAATAGTCTTTTCGTTATATCTAAAAATTAAGTTTATAGAATTATTCCTATCTTTTTTATTTTCAACATGTTTATCAGTTTTAAAAATAACTTTTCCTATATCCTTATCTTTTAAGAAATTAATTTTTGGATTTTGTACTTGTGCTATATCTTCAAAAGTTACAGTATATTCTTCAGAATTATAATGCAAAACACATTCAAAACCTATAGCTATAATAGGAGGTTTTTTAAGTTCAACAATCCGAATATTACAACGCATTTTGCACCATTTTTCAGGGAATATGATTTTAGGTTGTGGGATATTTTTTATATTTATATTTTCTATAGTTTTCATCAAACATTTATCTTTATACCAATCTGGAACACCTTCTAAATTTATAAGACCTTGTCCATTATATCCTGATACCGGAATAAAATTACAAGTTTCGAACTTACATTTTTTAATATAACTAGATGTTTTTTCTTTTATATTTTTAAATTCATTTTCAGCCCAATTAATAGTATCCATTTTGTTAATTAGAACTATTAAATTTTTTATACCAACACCTCTAGCAAGAATAATATCTTCTTTCGTTTGTCCATTTATCCAACCTTTTTCAAATTCACCAGTTCTTGAACTTATAACCAAACAAGCTATTATTTCATTTGAATTAAAAGAAGAAATACCTTCAATAAGAGAACGAATATATATTTGATGTCCAGGAGTATCTATAAGATGATAATCAATATTATTATATTTTAAAGTAAGAGTGCTAAATTCATTAGTCTTTCCTCTTTCACGTTCTTCTGAATTTATATCTAATAATGCAGACCAAATCTGAGTTTTTTTGTTACCAAGTTCTTTTTTAATTTGTTCTAATTCATGTTTATTTGCACCGCCGCATAAGTAGAATAAATGCCCAGCTATTGTAGATTTTCCACAATCTACTTCACCTATAAAACAAAACTTTTTAATCATTTATATTTTAAGTTTTATAAATATATAAATCAATTTTTAATTTTTAATCTTTTTCCATCAGGTAAAACTAAATTTAGAGGGAACATAGTTTCTTCTTTTAATTTCTTTTTTACTAATGAAAATACTTTTTTTTGATATATAATTGGACGTTCTCTATAAATTTTTATATTTTCAAGTTGTTTTAAAATTTCATTTTCAACAAATTTTTTAAAATCTGTTATAGAATTAATTTTTACTTTTCTATGTTTTTGAAAAACATGAAAACCATATTCAAATAAAGTATTAAATTTTTTATTACATTTTGTACAAAAACAAAGTCTTTCATACATATTCATTTATTAAAAAAAGAAAATTTAATTTAAACACAATATCTTTTATTATATTATAATAAATGAAACATGACTCAAAAATTTTTTTATTATCTATTCCTATATTTATAAGCTTATCATTATATTATATATTAGATGTTTATAATACATGTATAAAAGAAAAAACATATAAAATAATATTTTTAATTTTTGCACACGTATTAATAAGCGTATTTTCTTATACCGGGATTTTTTATCAAAATAAACTAATAACTATACTATATTTATATTTTTTAATAGGAATTGTAATGCACTGGATAACAAATTATGGAAAATGTTATCTAACTCAGTATAAAAATAATATATGTACATTACCTGAATCTGAAAAATATGATATTGTAAATAGATTTATAGGAGTAGAATTTAGTCACTTTTTACTTTTTATTATGATTTGTATAACTATTAAAAAACTATCTTAAATAATTATTCATATTTTATTATTTTAAAAATAATAAAATAAATTATAAATTTTTATAAAACTCTACTGCTTTTTCATTTGCAAAAATATTGCCCAATCTAAAATTTTTTATACTTAATCCTTCTTTAGAAGTAACTCTTGATAATGCAACATATGCCATTCCATCTTCAAAAATACCGTCCATATCTACTATTGCATAATCAACTGTAATTCCCTGAATTTTGTGGACACTTACAGCATATGCTATTTTTAATGGTATCTGAGTAATTGATACAAGATCTACTCCATTTTCCTGTATTTTCCATGTATGATTATCAATAATTCTTTCTTCACCTGTTAGGAACCTTACAACTGGGAGATCATCTATAAATTTAATAACAACTCCGCGTGAACCATTTGCGAGTTTAGCTTCTAAATCCATATTCCATAATAGCATAACTTGCGCACCAACACACAATTCTAAAACAGCTGGAGCATTACAATTCTTAATAATCTTTTCTTCTATATTACCTTTATAACCTTTTTTTGATATAATTTCATATGACATCTGATACTCATAAAATTCTAAATCTGTATTTTTTTTAAAAAGTTTATCTATTTCTATTTTATTTTCAGTATCAACATCTCTATTTAATGCATAAATTTTTGTAGGTAAAATTCCAAGATCATTTTGTAATTTTATATGTTCTCTTGATTTCAATAATTGAATACTTTCATGTGATAACTCCCCTACTCTGACTTCTTCTAAACATTTTTGAAAATCGGGATCATCTTGTCTAAAGTTTTCATTAAGATATACAATCTTTTTAATGCAATTTGACCAACTCTTTGCTTGAAAACAAAATTTTGAACTATTAATACATGGTAGTTGTAAAAAATCACCTGTAAGTATTAATTGTATATCTCCAAAAGGTAAATCATTTTTTCTAATTATTCTCGCCAAATGCTCAAGTTTATCAAAAAGATGAGGTGATAACATTGAAATTTCATCTATAATTAAAACATCCAAATCAATCCATCTATTTAAAATTATAGCTCTATTTTTTATATTCATATATAAAACTTCTACATCTCCTGTACCTAGACCAATACCTAGATATGAATGTAATGTTGACCCTCCAATCAATATAGCAGAGGTACCAGTTGTTGAAGTAATACCAATATTCTTTATATTTTTAAATTCCTTATAAAATAAGCTGATAATAGACGTTTTTCCGCTACCTCCTCTACCTGTCAAAAATATATTTAAACCATTTTTAATTAATGTATAAGCTTGTTTTTGTTTATTAGACAATGCGTCATATGTAAGTTTATCAAGTTTTATATTTTTTTTAGATTCACTTTTTTCTTCACCAATATCTTCTTTCTTTACGGTATTATTTCTCAAAAATGATTTGGGTTTTTCGTCTACTATATCTTCTTTCTTTACGGTATTATTTCTCAAAAATGATTTGGGTTTTTCGTCTACTATATCTTCTTTCTTTACGGATTTGTTTCTTAAAAAGGATTTAGGCTTTTCTTTTACAATATCTTCTTTCTTTACGGATTTGTTTCTTAGGAATGATTTTATTGGTTTAATTTCTTCTTCAATAATATCTCCAGTATCGTCGTCTTTTAAACTGTAATCAAGTTGTAGTTTATCTAATTTATCTTTTGAATATCCTTTTTTTAATAAATCTTGTTTTCTGCTGTCTAACATCATTTGTATTTCCTTATCCATTTTATTAACCATTATTTTTTTATATTCATTTTTATTTTTTGGATGTAATACAACAAGAAACATCTCTTTAATTTTTTGATTATAAAATTTTTCAAGTATAGTTCGATATAGGTTTAATTGTAAAGAATATTGATAATAATTACAATCAGGTACATGAGTTAATGGAAATTTTCCTGTTTTTCCACCGAATGATTCATCTTTTATATCTTTACTTCTTTTCCAATCTCCTAATGTTAATGTACCATCTTCATTTATAAAAGTAGCGTCAATAGAACCAGTTATTCTTAATATATCTGAGAATATTAACCATTCAGTTCTATATATTTTTAAATTTTTATGATCTTCATAAAATTGTAAAAATTGTTTAAATTCATCTGTATCATTTTTAATATCTATTCCATTATAAAAATCTTCTATATCTTTATGCATTTCGGTGCCAAGTTTAGCTGCATTTTTCCATTTATTTTTAATTTCTTCAGCAGACATATTATAATATTCATAAGTAGGATCTTTATATTTTTTACTATTTAATATCTTTTTTACACAATCATCTTCATCAAAATGATCAAAAAAAGTATGTATAAAAGTTGTAGATGATACTAAATCTTTATCATCATCATCTATCCAATATTTATGTCCTTCATCTCTAAATTTTATTCTTGAATCAAAAGAGTGTTTATTTATTTCAGACAATGCCATCAAAATTAAAATTAAATTTAAAAATAAAAATCAATTTAAAAAATGGAACATATTCAAAACGCTAAAAATGATCTAGTTTCTTCTATAAGAGAAAAAGAATCTGTAGATGTTATTAAAGTATTTCAACAATATTATAATGATCTTATTGAGTTTGAAAAAATAAAAAATAATAATCTTAACTATTATCTTTTAGTATTAGAAAATTATGAAGGAACTGAAAATTCTAAAGTATATACTTTTACAAATAGAACTAATCTAATTAATTTTATAAATAAAAATAATTTTAAAAATAGGTTTAAAACTATTATAGAAATAAAAAATAATAATATAGATCCTAAATATATAAACGAAATATCTACAATACAATTAGATTACAATGAATGGTTAAAAAGATAAATATAAATCATCTCCTCCACAATTAGGATAATCTTTCATTTGTATATGAGTAAGATTTCTATTTCTTGAATCTTTATAACTGCATTTAGCAGAATATTTTGGATCAGGATATAAAGCAGGTATATTATATAAACCAGATCCATTTTCAAGAGGTCCAGGCCATCCAGAATAAGTATTTGACCAATTTTCTTTACATTTAGGTATTATTAAAAACGAAACTACGATCATAAATAAAAACAAAGTTATAAACATTTATTTTTAAAACTATAAAAAGTTTTAAAAATAATTAACATCTAATAGGATTTATAGGAATATTTAATAAATTATTTTTTAGTTTTATTAAAGATTTATTATTTCTAAAATATCTAGTTTGTGTACGTTTTATTTCTTCTTTTAAATTTTTAATATCTTCATTGTTTAAATTTTCGATAGATTTAATTTTACTATCTAAATCTAGTATAGTTTCACTAATGTAATTTTTTATTTCATTTTTGCAATTATTAATACTATTCTTTATAAAATCGTATTTTTGAATAAATGTAACATAATTAAAAAATCCAGAACGTCTACGTCTATGAAAAATTTTAAAGTTAATACCTGTTTTACATCTTTTAAGTTTACACACTTGCGTTTTATGTTTTCTTATATCTTTAAAATATGTCATACTATTTCTTTTTTTTAATAATGTAGAAAGATGTTTACGATCTGCAGATACTTTTTTATTTAAAATTTCATATCGTTCAACCAATTTTACAATTAATTTATTTGCATTTTGTTTTTTTGTATATCTTATTATTAAATTAAGTTTAAATTTATCGTAATCTTTATAAGTATTATTAGTACTTTGAATTAGAGTTCTACATAAAGGACATGTATCTGTATATCCACTAATAAACATTTCTAAAATACATTTACAATGGAATTTATGATTACATGTTTCTAAAGTATAAATAGTATCAACATTTTCTTCAATAATTTCATCTAAACAAATACTACATAATTCTTTATTTTCAGTTACATTTTCATCTTCAAAAATATTAATAGGTTGAATAAGTAAACTTTCCATTTAATTTTTAAAATCAAAAATAAATACAAAAATCAATTTTATATTTTTATTGTAGATCTTTTTAAAATACATTCATTATAACAAGGTTTATTTATCATAGGCCAAACTTTACCAGTTTTACTATATGTATCATAATAGGATTTATGGTACTTTGATATCGCATTCGTTGATATATCAATATTATCAATATCTAAATAGTAATACTTTTCATAAAATGGTCTTAGATTAAAACTTATATCTTCATCATATCCTGAATCTTCTTCATCATGAAAAATCTTCCAGCATCTTTTTGAACAATATTGACCACAATATCCATTTAAACATACAATATTAAATCTTCCACAACCTGAACAATGAGTATTTATTAATAAACTAAATAACAATTTTTTTTTATTATTTCTAACTTTTAATATATCAACCAGCTCACTAATCGTTGCATCATATACAATCTTATTCCAAATATTTTCAGGTAGTAATTGAATATAAGACATTGTTACTATTTTTAAGTATATTATACATATACTATTTCAATTTTATTTATTAAAATGAATTTTAAAGATTATTTTATTGTTTAAAATAAATATGAATGATGTTGAATTAAAAAATAAAATTTTTGAATATCTAGATAATGAAAATGGTTTACATTTATATAATTTTATTATAGATATAAAAAATGGTATAAAAAGAGATCAGTTATTTTTATTATATGGTTTTGGTTCAAATGGAAAAACTACTTTATTAAAATATATATCGAAGCATCTAGTAACTAAACATATTTCTTATGTTGAAACTATAAATCTTACTTCATTAAAATACGTAAAAGATGAAAATAAAAATAAATTAATATATGTAGATCCCAGAGGAATAGATTTTAATATTCTTAATATTTTAATTAAAAGAGATAATAAATGGAATTTTATTTCAGAAACTAATGATATAAGAATATATAATGATAGTTTACTTTTTTTTCCAATATACTTTAAAAAGATTTTTAATAATGTTGGTAAAACAATAAGGAATGACAATTTTGATATCTATAGTTTTAATATATATTCAAGTATAGATAAAAATATTATAAGAATTAGGTTTAATATTAATTTTATTCATTCGTTTTCTTTTAAACTGAATATAGAGGAGTTTGACAAGTTTAAATCTTTTATATATAATATAAAAGAGAAAAAAAATATAACATTTAAAAATGATAATATTACTTTGATATACACCTTTGAAAATTTTACCATTATTTTAGAAAATGAAAACGTATCAACTAGATTATATCTTAAAAATACTTATTTTTTAAAAAAAGGAATTGATAATTTTTTAAATTCGATATAAAATTTTATATTAAGTTTAATATAAAATTTTTTTATTTAAACAAAAGAAACAAAATTAAAGCAATTAAGAATGCAGATAATATTATTTGAACAATATTTAATATATTTGTTACATTAGTATCAAAAAGTAAAGATTTTTTTGTTGAAACATCATTATCTTCTCCAATTTTAACTTTTTCTGTTACAAATGGTATTTGAGTTTGAGGTGGAAATGTATCAGGTGTATATGTTGATGGAGGTAAAGTTGATATGTCAATAGGAGGTAAAGTTAGAATGTCAATAGGAGGTAAAGTAGGAGGTAAAGTTAGAATGTCAGTAGGAGGTAAAGTAGGAGGGAACGTAGGAGGTAAAGTAGGAGGTAAAGTAGGAGGTAAAGTAGGAGGGAACGTAGGAGGTAAAGTAGGAGGGAACGTAGGAGGGAAAGTAGGAGGGAACGTAGGAGGGAAAGTAGGAGGTAAAGTAGGAGATAAAGTAAGATTAGGAATTGTTGTTACACCAGCATTTTCATTATAAATTTTATTATAAAAATTTTCTGCTGTTTCATTTGCACCTGGATATAAAGACATAACATATTTAATATCTGTTATAGACATACGAGGATTGTAAGTAGTTCCTTTATTATTGTTCGTTAATTTTTTATCAAAAAAATATAACATAACCGAATTTGGATCATATTCTGTACCATTTACTTCAGAAGTTGAATATCTTTTTATTATTTGTTGATAAACTTGTTGTTTATTCCAACCCTGAGTTGTTTGAGCCCATTCATATAAAGAATCATAATTCCAATCTATTAGATTTCCATAAGGTGATTGATGTTCATGTGCTAAACCTAATGCATGAAGAAATTCATGAATTACTGTTCCAACATCAAACCAACCTAAGTTCATAGTTCTTTCATTTATCGGTATATCATAATTATCTGTACCAACATAAGACCATGCACCACCTGCCGGATCAAATCCTATTCTTATTTCGGCCTCTCTGAAATTATCTATAAATTCAAATTTAAGATTAACCATCGGTTGAATTCTTTCAACAATAATTTTTTTTACAGCATCAATAAGATTTTGACTGTTTTCTAATTCTTTTTGTAAAGGATCGTATTTAATTTCATTTCCATTCTTGTCAACAAGTTTTGTAGATGGAGTTCTTTGCAAATTTGAAGGCGGTTTTTGTATAAAAGCTACTTTTAAAGTCATATTCTGAGGCCATTTTTTACCTTTCATACTTATAGCCCGTAACTGACTTATTTTTGTAGAGTCTATTTTTTGTAATTCTAATTTATCTATATAATTTAATTCTCTATTAGATAATTTTTGTGCACATGTTCTCATAGAACCATAATAATCTTTTTTCTCTTGATCGTTCATTTTATTTATTAAAATTATATTTTTATATTTAAAAATTATATTTTTGTATCAAAAATATAATTAAATAGTGTTTTTATCATCATTTCTATCAATTTCAATATGGATTTCATCTTTTAATTCATCTGTATGAAATATTTCCGAATACTTTTGTAAGTTTAAAGAGCTTATAACAAAATTACATGAATTTGACCAACATCCTATAGATGTATTGCATGTATCACACCACATATAATATTTAGTTTTTAATCCACAATTCAGATATAGTAAATCATTTTTTATATATCTATTTCTATATGGTGAAACATTATCTAAATATTTTTCCCAAACAGGTTTAGATACTTTCAAAAATTCTTTTCCATTTTTTATTATTATTTTTTTTGTAAGAGTCATTATATATTTTATAATATATATTTAAATTAATTATTCTTTAAAGATTAATTTTGGACTAAATAATTCTCTTAATTCTTCCATAACTTTTTCTCTTATTTTATATCTAAATATGTACTGAGACTCTATAAATCCCTTTTTAAATTTATACTTATATTTAATTTGTTCTTCATCTTTTCCAAAAACGACATCTAAAACTTCATCCAAAGGATTAATTAAATTTTCTAAATAATAAAAGAAATCTACTTTTAAAATAGTGCTATGATTTTTAAAATATGCAAAATCTTCTATTTTTTCGTATTGTTTTCCTTTATGTCCATTATCTGAATTTATAATTAAATATTCTATTCTGGCACCAGATTCAACTCGTCCACCTCTTCTTCTAATTTTTTCTGCTAATTGAACTTGTGCTGGTAAACATTTTTCGTAATATTCTTTTGTAGTTAATGCTCCTTTTTTTCTAAGTTGATCTTCTCTTTCGTCAGGTTCATCTGACAAAAGAGGAACTGTATAATTTCCTATTTTACCTTTTACTTTACCTTTTTCATCTGTAAAAGGAATAACATATTGTGTTTCTTTTGTTTTTTCAGTAAATCCTGCAGTATCTCCAACAGCTTTTGTAATAACAAAACTTTTATAATCCAATGAATTATTAAACATCTTATTAAGTTCTTCAAGAATAAAATAAAGTATATCATCTCTATTTGCATTATCAAATACTTTTGTTATAATTTGTTCATAAAGAGTACGAATAAATACTGAATTATCTCTTCGAGCTAGAAGTACTCCTTTTTTACCAATTTTTTTATCTACAATTCCATCTTTACCACACTCTCTATACATATATCTTTTTTTTGTTAAAATTAAAAACTGCCAGTAAATGGCTTCTTCAAAAGCTAATTCTACAGGTGGAGGAAACAACGCTGAAACTTCTGATGCAACTTTTTCTGCATAATCCCAAGATTCATGTGCAGTTTTAAGCGATGGGAAGTTTATGTAGTTACTATCGGTATCACCATACACTAGTTTCCCTCCATATTTTTCTTGAATTGTTTTAGCAACTATTTCGATATTAGTTCGCCCCATATACGTAGTGCACATTGCACCTGCCATAAAGGGTAAATAACCTTTTTGCACACCATAGGCTCCGTACATACTATTTGCACTGACTTTATAAGCAAGTTGTCTTTTCTCTAGAACATTATTAAGTAAAATTATATCATTAACTTTTTCATTTGTTAATAACTCTTTTTCATCATCTTTTTTATGTTTTACACAATGTAATGGTATATCAATTCCATATTGAGCTATTCTTTTACAGTCATCTCCTTTACATTTTGAATTTTTAATTTGTTTTCTAGTATTTTTTCTAGCATCCAAAAGATTTTGTAAAATTGTTGGAATAACCCCTTTTTCTTCTTTATAAAATTTATAAACTCTTTCTCCGCATAAAATATTTTTAGATATTGTTTTTTTAATTTGAGATCTTTCTTCGATATATGGTTTAAGTTCTAATTCTTTTTTTTTAATTTCATCTACAAACTCTTGTCTTGATAATTTATTACATTTCTTATCTCTTTCATTTCTTAATTCTTTTATAAACTTTTTTTCCCTATCAATATAGTCTGTTAATTTATTAACTTTAATCACCTTGGGATCGTGGCTACAATTATTATGATCGGCCCATTTGAATGTGTTATATTTATTACTTGGTATAATACTATCTTCAGGAACTAAAGTTGAATAATCTAAATTATAAGCTATCATCGTTTTACCTAATATTTTCATAATAGGACTAGACTGTATCTTAAGCAAAGATTATTTATAAATCTTTACCGACATCCGTGCGGTCGTTGAGGGAGTATCATTTTCAAAAAGAAATTAGATACTTTACCCGCGGATTACCAAATCCTTAATATTATTACTTTTTGAACGACTATTAATCGTGGTCTCTTTATATATTTCTATATAAAGTTTAGTAATTAAGGCTCTAATGGACTTCCCGTCATTATAAGATGTCTTGCTCTTTAATAAGAACTAGATAATTCTTTTAAAATTACCTTTTACAACCTATGAAGTTAAGTTGTTGGATATAAACTGCAGTTATGTGCTACTGCGCCGTTTGCTAAAAAATTATGAGCATGTTCGACTTCGATATCATATACATTTTCTTCGCCATTTTCTATTATATCAATAATTTTTTGTCTATATTCTGGAATATACAAATCATCTTGTTTAACAGAATAAGATTTTTTTTTAAACCAATTTTCAGTTTTAGTTTGTTTTAAATAATTATTAATTGTGGTTTTTTTAGAAATTTTTTTATATTCATAGTACGAATTTGCAATAACAAATTTATATTGTTTATTAATGCAATATTTGAAAGATATATTTTTATAAAAGACATTTAAATTTTCAATACATAATTTAAACATATATCTAGGATTACTTTCAATATCTTGTGGTATCATAATATTATTTTTATATTTAACTAAAACAGGATCATAAATTTTACATTTGATTCCAATCCTATCATGTAGCATTTTTAATTCATTAAATACATTTTTCATACCGTCTATTTCATTTTCTATTGTATACCAAGAAAATGCTACTTTTGAAAATTTATTATTAGATAAACTTATTGTATGACCATCACCGCCATATAAACCGCTTAAAAATTCTTTTAGTATAGAATCTGGACAATTTTCATCTTTTATAAATTTTGGTAATTTCATACCTTGTATTGCTCTTTTACCTACTACAATATCATCTAAAGAATGAATCATTTTTGAAATTGATACTGGTAATGTAATATTATATGTTGTACCTTTAATACCTCTTTTAGTATTATTATTTCCATTTTTTTTTATTATACTTATATCATATTCTATAAATCTTTTTATATCTCTCATAAAATTTTGAGCATCAATAATGGTTCCAAATGACGCTTCTACTACTTTTCTTTTTATTATCTTTACATTATTTTCAAAAATAATATTATCTTCGTATGTCCCTATTTCTTTATTATATCTTATAATATCTTCCTCTTCCAATTTTTTATATGTTTCAAATAATACACTATCATTTTTTACATCTTTCCATAAATTTCTAGCTAATTCTACTATTTCTTTTCCAGACAATTCTGGATTTTTTTTATATAAATTGTCTTTTTGTTTTTCATAAAAGATCCAAAATATATTCTTTGGTTTTTTTATATTTTTATTATTTTGATTGATTTCATTTTCATAACGTAATTTATCTTTTTCTGCTAATTTTTCATATTTTACTAATAAATTAGGATTATTTTTTATATTTTTTCTTTCTTCTAAACAAAATATTATATACATATTTTTTTTAGGACTAATACTATATTTAGATTTTTTATAATCTAACATTTCTTTTTCATATCTAATTTCATCTTTCGTAATAAATTGTTTATAATAATCTAATTTCTCCTTATTATTTTTAATCTTTTGCCATCTATTTCCAATTTCTTTAAAAATATCTTTATTATTAATATTTGGCATTTCTTTTTTTATAATTGCATGTTCAAATTTACTAAAAATTAAATATAATGTCATTTTATTTTTAGGTCTATTTTCATTTTTATTTTCTTTGAATCTTTTATCTGGCTTAGTATTATTTTTTATTCTATTTTTTTCGTAATGAATATTCTCATTTTCTTCATATTTTTTTTTATTTTGTATACATCTTAAAGAGTTAAAATGTCTTTCCGCATTATTTTTTGAACTTATAATTATGTTACAAAATTTACAATAAAATTCTTCAATATCTGTAGTATATATACTGCCATCAGAAAAAATATATCCCAACATTCTAGCAAATGCTAAACTTTTTTCCCTTTCAACATTATTTTTCATATTAAACTCATAACCTTCTACTTTTAAACACCATTCTTGTTCTTTTTTGCAAATTATGTCTTCAGGATATTCAATACCACATTTTATCCATTTATTTTTTAAATTTTTAGCTTCTATCCATTCATTTTCATCGGACATAAATTTATGTTCAGGAGTACATATAATATTTCTTCCATCTTGAAGTAATAATTTTACAGTATTTTTTATCCCTTTATTTTGTAAACCATTAATAGATAAAAATTCTTTGTAACCAGAATTTAACTCGTCAAAACCTATAACTAAATTTTCATTTTCAATATCTTTAATTTTTTTTGATAAACCATTTGCCATTGTAACTAAGGTATCACCTGAAAAACAAAAATCGAAGGGTAATACACGTTCATAAAGTCCAGGTATTGGAGGAAACACGTGTGCGCCTGCATATCTCTCTCCTTCTTTTGTAACGTAACCATCTTTTTCAACTACGAAATTATTCTTTAAACAATATCTATAAACTTGCGAATAAACTTTTATTTGTTGTCCTTGTGAATATAATGAAAATATACCTACGTTACAGGTCTTTGCCATTTCAGTTAGTCCAATCCATGTTTGCATTTTCTGCATTAATTTGACACAAAGATCTGAATCTTTGAAACAATATTTACCAATAATACCCATTGCTTTTTTAGATCTCTTACTATATGTGCCATCTTTTAATTTCTGGACACCTATTTTATATAACTTAAACATTCGAGGTATTGATAAATCAACCTTGGTATCATCTTTTAAAATTTCTTTCGAAACAGTTTTTAAATTATAACTGCTAAACTTAAAATCTCGTCTGATTAAAGGTAATAAATCTACAAATATTATACCTTCTGCGTCTAAATATGAAAATTCTTGATTTTTATAAGCTGAAGATGACCACTTAATTGTTTTTTCTTTTGAATGATTATATAAATGAAAACCTATTTGATCAAATTTACTAATACATAAATTAAATTTTGCTCTATCTATCATATATTGTATATCAAAACCTAATATATTATAACCTGTAATTATATTTGGTTTTTTATTTCTAACTAATTCTGTAAATGAAATAAGTAATTCTGCTTCAGTTTTACATGATATTATTTTTATATTTTCTCCAACTGTTTGTTGATCTGCTTCAGCTAAAGTTAATAAATAAGATTCACAATCTGTTCGACCTTCTCTATTAAATATACAAGATATTTGAAATACTTTATCTCCTGGATTTTTTGCTTTTGGCATGACAGTTGGATTTGTTGAATTAACTTCAATATCAAATCCCATTATTAATGGTAATCCAACTGTATTTTCATCTGCATTAAAAATACCTTTCCATTTTACATTATATTCTTTATCACATAAAGTATATTTACTATCATCAGTTAATTCTTCACCAACAAATTTAATCCAACCTATACTTGGTATATCACGACAACAAATCAATTGTAAAACTGGGTCAGCACTTGATTCGTGAACTTTCATTCGAACATGTCCAATACCTTGAACAACTAAAGATCTTCTTAATAGAGAAGATAATTTTTTATCAATATGACTTTTATGAGCAAATGAACAAAATAGATAAGGAAATTTCTTTCTTTTACCATTTTTATCAAAGTGAGCACCATATAATTTATATTTCATAATTAAAGATTTTCTTAAAGGAGCGAATTCTCCTAGTTCTTCATCAATCTTATTTCCTAAAAGTTGTGCTTTTCGCTCATTCCATTCAGTATATGTTGGAAGTTCTAAATAAACATATGGCGTAAAATCGTTAACATGTAAACAAATATTTTTGTTATCTTTGTCGATACCATATATTCTTATTTTAGTAAATTCTGTTTCCTTCTCATCCACATACCAGGAATAAATAAACATACTATTTTGAGACATCTTGATTTAATATTTTTATTTTTAATATTAAATCAATTTTATTTTATTTATACAGAATTAGATTTGTCGTTATAGTAGGCTATTCTATTTACATTATTTTTTTTTAAATAATTCCATCTATTAGCCAATTCAACCATTATTTCTCTACTCGTAAATTTGTTATCTTCTTTCTTTATATTTTCTCTTTCATCTTTACAGAATAACATAAATGCAGAGGGTTTTTTAGTTTTTTCTTTTTCTAATGGATTAACTTTATTTTCTTCATTTAGTTTTTTATTATAATGATTAACTTTACTTATATTATTTTCCTTTAATTTATTCCATCTATTAGCCAATTCAACCATTATTTCTCTACTCGTGAATTTGTTATCTTCTTTCTTCATATTTTCTCTTTCATCTTTACAGAATAACATAAATGCAGATGTTTTTTTAGTTTTTTCTTTTTCTAATGGAATGACTTTATTATTTTCTTCATTTAGTTTTTTATTATAATAATTAACTTTACTTATATTATTTTCCTTTAATTTATTCCATCTATTAGCCAGTTCAACCATTATTTCTCTGCTAGTGAGTTCCACACCTTCTTTCTTTATATTTACTCTTTCATCTTTACAGAACAACATAAAAGCTGAATTTTTAAATTCTCTTTTTATTTTTATTTTTTTACATGTTTTATCAGCTGGACATTCTCTTAGCATTTTTTCTCTTAAGTAAAAAACAAAAGATAATCTTGTACCATCACCTTTTATTTCTGAATTGCAGTGCCATTGATGAACATCCATTGCTAAAAAATCTCCATTCCGACAATCTACACCTACGGAGTACTGAGGAAATAAAGTATAACCACCGCTATAATCTCCTTCTGATACAACTAGTAAATTTCCAAAACCATCTTTTAAATCACCTACATCACAATGAAGAGCTGTTCTAAAATTTTTGTTTACTGTTACAGTTGTAAATATTGTATCTTTTATAACAAATTCTGAATCTATTTTTTTTATTGAATCTTCTTGTATATCATAGAATTCTGGCACAATTTTTTTATATATATCATTTATTCTTTTAAAGATTGGTAAACATTCTTCAAATTTGTCATAATTTTTTGATGTATATGACGTAAGTCTACATTTAACTTCATTATCACTATAATGATGATTTCCAAAGTTTGATACTGAATCGTAGTAACCGATAATACCACTATTTACTTTTGTATTATTTGTTAAAACATATAATTTTTTACCTGTTGTTTGGGATTCAATCCATTCATATTTTTTTTTACCATCTTCTATACCTGAAGCAGATGGTCTTTTAGATCTTGCAGCTGCTCCTTTTGAATTAAAAAGTGTTTTACAGTCTTTTTTGTCTATCTTATTTTTTCTAAATTTTAATAATAGTTTATTATCATCTGTATAAACGTCAATATCCTCATCAAATATTATCATATTATCACTATCAAAAAATTTTCCTTCCATTGTTTTTATTTCGTCATCTGAAAATGTTTTAGACACAGTATGGGTTTTTACATACGTTTCTATATTTTTCCAATTACAATTTATATGATTTTTTAATATATCTTTTGAATTTCTTATAATATGACTTCTATCTTCTTTAGAATTTAATATTTCTATTAGTTCTTTTTCATTTGAAACTGCAAAACAATTATATCCATGTTTAAATTGTGTATCTATATTTTTAATCCAATTAGTATGTAATATTAATATACAATCATGATATATGGCTTCTAAAAATGTATATTGACTTCCGCCTCCATCATTACATATTGTAGACATGTCAATTACATATTTAACATCTTTTAATATGTTTGACAATTCTTCGAATGATTTAGTAAAAGTTCCTTTATAATTATCAAGTTCTAAAAATAATTTATTTTTTAAAGTATGATATATGTATAAATTATTTTTTGCACCATATATGTCAATCTTATTAATTAATTTATCAGATAGATTAGATTTTAAAACAATATCGATGTTTTTATCAAAATCTATTCTAGATATAGAGACAGATTTATAAGGAGTTTTTATTTTTTCATATTTATAAGGATGAAAAGGGTGATGTATAAATATATTATTTATATTATATGATTTTAATAAATCATGTACAGTATTTCTAATTGTAATTACTTTAAATCTTTTCAGTTTATTCATAAATATTTTATTCTTAATTTCAGTTGGATCATGTATAATTATCTTTGTATTATCTGGAAACTGATCTAAATAGTCATAATAGTTTTTATCTATTGCAGTGATAATAATGTTAGGAAGTTTTATTATTTCATCTATAGATAGATTTTTATATTCTACATCATATCCAAATTTACGGAGCCTTTTTTCGCTTTTTTTTACAATTTTATATAGTTTACATTTGTATTTATGGTACAAATGAATAGTAAAAGATATCCATCCTCCATATGAAGGAGAAGCCATATATATTAAATTCATTTTTATTTAAATTTAATATATTTAATTTGTATTTAAATTCAATTTATATTTTTTCCGAATTAGATTTTAAAACACTTAAATACGTATTCTTCTGTATATCTGAAAGAGTTTTCTTTATTTCATCTTCATGATTTTGGTTTGCTTTATTATTTTCGTTTTATAGAATGTTAACTAAAAAAAATGAATTTTTACCTTAACTATTTAATTTTTTTTCAGGGGAGAGATAATGACAACGAATTATTATGCTGTTTTAGATGAAGAAATCATCAAGAATATGAATATACAAAAACAAGAACAGAAACGTCTTAAATCGGAGAAGAAACGATTAGAGGTAGAAATCAGACGAATTGCAAGACAAAAAGAAGACGACATGAAATATGGTCTATCTTTAAAAAAGACTCCTATGACATACTGTTTCGCAATCACTGGTTACGAGGAAGACGGTTATAATATAGCTAGATATCTGGCTCTTGACGGATATTGTTCTATTGTAATTATGTCATCTTTAATTACAGGGATAGTTAAAAAAATAGATTATAAGTTTATGGTGGAAACTATGGAAATGTGTAAGGATTTTAGACACCTTCGCTTTCACGGAGACACATATTTTATTAAAAGACTGATGCATGTATCGGATCCACTTACTTTCAGGTTCGTATGCAACAGTAATAAAATGGGAATAATAATTTATGACATGTACCGATTTTTTGTTGCGGATACACCTGTTTTTAGGAAAATCTACAAAGATTCTTTCCCGGAATTGAAACGCGTAATGGATTCTGAGTTGAAAGAGATCATCGAAGAAGGATATAGAGATCCTTTTGAAATAGAATATTTTACACGATATTTTGAAGTTGGAAAGCGTTTTTATGCAAAACGCAATAACTTTAAGGTGTTATTTCGCAATTATGTGCGGTTTATTGGAAAGATGATGCATATACTTAAGAAACACTAACTATAACTATAACATTTTTAAACTATTTAATAGTTTAAAAATTTTTTATACTTTAAATACATGAACAATTATTAGAAGGTATTTTATTCCAATTACAACAGCATTTATACTTATTTTGTGTTAAACAATTCTCTATTAAAGGTTGATTTTTATTTGAAGTTGTACAAATAAATGCGTTTAATCCACATGTAGGACGTAAATTTGGTGTAGTACTTGGTATAGTAGTAATCTGTTTCGTACTTGATATAGTAGTAATCTGTTTCGTACTTGGTACAGTAGTAATCTGTTTCGTACTCGGTATAGTAGTAATATGTTTCGTACTTGGTATAGTAGTAATCTGTTTCGTACTCGGTATTTGTAATAAAATATTATTTGAATTTCGTAGTAATTCTCTACCGTCATAATCATTCAAATTTGGAAACTCTGGTATTGTTGGATATCCTATCAAATTAACGACTACAATATTTTTACCGCTTATATAATAATTATTTGTTAAAGTTATACCTCGATTCAATTTAATATCTGCACAATCCATATAATATTCTCTATTACCTACAGAATTTATCCATGTCCAAAAAAATATTATATTACCATCTGGAATATTTGAAGGAATTATCATATCATACACAAGATTAGATTTCAAACAATCATTTATAATATGTTTTAAAACTACAAAATTTTTATTATCATAAGAAAATCCAAACTGACAATGTCCACCATTATGTTCAGAATTTGGAGATGAACCAAGTTCTATTGATATCTGAATGTTGTTAGATTTTATTTCTGTTATGGTAGGTCCAACAGATAAATTTTTACATGGAAATTTATATTTAATATTATCTAATGGTTCATATAAATTGTAATCAACTAGATTATTTTGTAAATAATAATCGCTATATTTACTTCTTCTTGATATAGGATATTTTAAAAATGCATGAGACTCGATATTTTGAAAACATAAAGCAACTTGTATTACGAAAGAAAATATTTTAAACATCTTTATTATTTTAAATATAATTTATTTTTTATTTTAAAATTTCAAGTAGAGAATTTCTTCATTTAAATTAAAAAGAGTAATGCAATATAACGATTTTAGTATAATATTAAGAATATTTGAAAATATAAAATTAAAACGTAATAGTAGTTTAGATGATTATATATGTTGTTTATGTATTAGTATTATTAAAGATAAAAGTACAATGTTATATATATGTAAAAACTGTAAAAAATGTTTTTGTCTTTTTCAAAGTAGCACATGTGAAGGATTTTTAATATATTTATCATATGGATGGAGAACTTGTCCAATGTGTAAAATAAAAATTTAATTATAATATTTCTTCTAATTTTTTAATTTGTTCGTCGCTTAATTGTCTTTTATAATCAATATTAAATTTTAAATACATATTTCCATGACTATCATTTTCATCTCGTAAACCTTTATTATAAAGTGGATATCTTCTGTTTGGATCTATTATTCCAAAAGCTCTAGTTGATATTGTAAATTGATTTTTAAAATGTGGTATATTAAGTTTTTTCCCTATTACTGAATCTTTAAAACTTATATCAATATTATAGACTAAATTAAGACCTTCTCTTTGAAATAATTTACTATCATCTATTTTTATAATAACTATAAGATTTCCAGCTAGTTCATTTTCATTTTTTGATTGTTCACCTAGACCTTCAAATATAAAATTTTTATCATTTTCTACACCTTTTGGTATTACTATATTTAATATATTTTCCTTAATTATAACTCCTTTATTTCCACATAATTCACAATTTTTAGAATCTTTAATTATTCCATGTGAATTACAATTTAAACATGGTTGTTCTTGTACAATTTGCATAAAACCCATATTCACTATTTTCGTTTGTTTTCCTGTACCTTTACAAATTGAACATTGTTTATTACAATTATCGCATTTAATTTCATTCTTTATATTTAATGTCTTTTTAAGACCATTATATACATCATTTAATGTTATTTTAATAGTATAATACTGATCATTATTCTTTTTTTTACCACTATTTCTAAATAAAAAATCAAAAGGTGTACCTCCTGGTCCAAAAGGCATACCTCCTGGTCCAAAAGGCATACCTCCTGGTCCAAAAGGCATACCTCCTTCAAAAATATCATTTAAATCTCGAGATGGATTATCATATTCTTGTCTTTTAATATCATCGTATAATGTCTCATAAGCAACTTGTATTTTTTGAAAAATTTCTTTATCTCCTCCTTTATCTGGATGATGAATTTTTGCTAAACGTTTATATGATTGTTTAATTTCATCCTTTGAAGCTGTTTTTTCTATTTCAAGTATTTCATAATAATCGCTCATATTATTTTTATATTTAAAATTATTTCATTTTAAATAATAATAAAATATAAATTTTTAATACATCTATAAGATTTAAATTTATAACTTAATATTAAGTTATAAATTTACTTTTAATTACAGTTTCTTAATTTTAAATATTTAGTTTTTATATTTAATGCTGTTTCATCTTCATCTGTAAAATAATATTTACCATTTCTATCACGTAAATAAGGTAAAAAATCATCAATGTTTTTTAATTTTTGACAAATACTATACTTAATTATAGATGTTACATTGCTTTCTTCTCTAAATAAAGTAAATAAGAATATTTTTTCGTTCTTAACACAATTATGATTCATTTCTATATCATAAATATCTTGTTCGCCGTCGATATATGTTACTATTATATTAAACTCGTACATTCTAAATTTAATTTTATATATCTTTAATTATTTCATTTTTTTATTTTAATCTATCATACAATAAATGTCCAAGTCTATACCTTCAAATAAAAATCTTTATAATAAGATTAAATCTGAAGCAAAAAGAAAATTTAAAGTTTGGCCATCTGCTTATGCTAGTGGATGGCTCGTTAAAGAATATAAACGAAGAGGAGGTAAGTATAAAGGAGGTAAAAAATCTATTAAGAAAGGTTTATCAAGATGGTATGCGGAAGAATGGATTAATGTATGTAAACTTCCAAAAATAGTACCGTGTGGTAGACCAAAATTAAGCTTATCTAATTGGAAAAAACAATACCCTTATTGTAGACCTAGAAAACGTATAACATCAAAATCCCCTAAAACATCTAGAGAATTAAGTAAACGTGAACTTAAAAAAAGATGTTCAATCAAAAAAAGGTCTCCAATGAAAAAAGTTTTAAGAAAATCAAGAAATTAAATTGTAATATAATAAATGTCTAAACAATATTTAACAAGTTGTACTTATTATAATGGTTGTTTTCAAGAACCGTCAACTTCTGCACCAATTCCTATTCCTGAAGAGTGCAAAAATCAAGAATTATTAGAAAATAATAAAACATTAAGTTCTATTTGTAGTTGTCCAATTACCGCAAATTCTTTCATAAATAGTAAAAATGATATAAAAATAAAAACATCTTATAATGATTGGTGTTCAGATGCTCAAACTGCATATAATAACGATCTTAAAGATTGGAAAAACTTAAAAGGACGTTTTAATTTTTTAAATGATAATAATACAAATCCAGATACAGGATGGTGGAAACAAAATTATTTAAATGAAAGAATGGAATTAAAATATTGTGTAATAGGTACAACAAGTACCGAAACTATGACAGATTATTGTAACAATGACGCAAAAAATCATTTTAATAGAGATACAGATCATGGTGGTTATGTTTATGATGGAGAATCTGGAACACATTGTTCTCCTAGTGATCCTAATAATTGTTGTTTATGGGGGTCAAATTTTTATGTATACAGATGTAAAAGAACCGATCAACAAGCAGAATATGATCTTAAAAATAGTAGATATTATAAACAAATAGAACCTACGTATCCATGCACACAAGTAACAATTCCAACATCAAACCAAGAAGCTGTTGCATGTTGCGTAAATATTATTGAAAATATAGAAGATTCTAAAATAGAAAATGTAAAACAGGAATGTAATCAAAATATAGTTCAGCAAATACAAACTGTTTTATCAAATACGACAACACCTATACCAACTACAACTTCTAATCCTACACCACCTTCAAAACCGACTATACCACCAGAATTAAATTGTAAATTTTTATTTAAATCAAATGAGATGAAAACTAAATGTGAAATTAATATTTTACATACGATACTACTTTCAGCAGGTATATTATCTATTTTTATATTAATTGTTATTGCTATATTAAATTAAAATTTAAAGTTAAAAATGATTATTATAAATGATTGAGAATCCATATAATTATAGTTATATAAAAGTTGACGATAAAGAGAATTTTGTTATTACAAATAAAAAAGTAAGTATAATAACTCATTTAAAAAAACCACGAATTGGCGTAATGTTAGTTGGTATTGGAGGGAATAATGGTTCTACTTTTACTGCAAGTATTTTAGCAAGACAAAAAAATATTGAATGGGAAAACAAAAATGGAAAACATAAAGTTGATTTTTTTGGTTCTATTTATGAATATGGTTCTATAAATATTGGCTATAAAGATAATAAACCTTATACAAAGTTAATAAAAAATTTAATAAATATTAATTCACCCGAAGAAATTATAGTAAGTGGTTGGGATATTTGTAATGACGATTTGTATACAGCTTGTAAAAAAAATAAAGTTTTAGATATAGATCTTTTGAATAAGTTGCAAAAAGATTTAGAGAATATTAAACCTTTAAAATCAATATGTTATGACAGTTTTATTGCAACCAATCAAAAGGAAAGATCAAATAATTTAAAAAATTTTAAAAAAAATAAATGGGCTGATTTATTGTTGATTAAATCCGATATAGAAGCATTTAAAATAAAAAATAATTTAGATAAAGTTATTGTAGTTTGGACTGCATCAACTGAAAGATTTCACAAAGGTAAATGGAAAACATGTGAAGAATTATTAAGTTCTATAAGAGAATCTGATCCTGAAGTATCTCCTTCTTTAATATTTGCATATGCATCTCTTTTATCTGATTGTATTTTTTTAAATGGTTCTCCTCAAAATACAATTTGTCCTGCAATATTGGATCTAGCAAATAAAAAAAAATGTTTTGTAGGCGGAGAAGATTTTAAAACAGGACAAACAAAATTAAAATCTGTACTTGTTGATTTTTTAGCGTCTTCAGGTATTAAACCTTTATCAATTGTTTCATATAATCATCTTGGAAATAATGATGGGAAAAATCTAAATGAACAACCTCAATTTGAAAGTAAAGAGTTAACAAAAAAAAATGTTATCGATGATATTGTTGAAGAAAATCCCGAATTATTTAATAATGGAAAACCTGATCATTGTGTTGTAATTAAATATATACCTGCAGTTGGAGATTCAAAAAGGGCAATGGATGAATATTATTCCGAACTATATTTAGACGGAAGAAGTACGATAGCAATTCACAATACATGCGAAGATACTCTTTTAGCCGTCCCATTAATTTTAGATATTATATTATTTGCAGAATACTTTTCAAGAATAGATTTTAAACTTGAAGATAAAACTATTAAACCATTTTCATCAAATCTATCTTTATTATCTTTATTTTTTAAGGCACCTGTAGATGACGGATATCCAATCATAAATGCATTTTTTAAACAGAGATATGCTATTGATAATTTTATAAAAGCATCTTTAGGTATACCTATTAATGATTTTTTAAATTTACATAATAGAATATAACATTTATCTCTATATTCTGATAAATGTATTTAAAGATATAAAATATAATATAAAATGTTTCCTTTTGGTATGTCTCTTTCTGATCGTATAGATTTTCTTAATACTGGTAAAACTATATATACATCTGTTGGTAATAATGGTAATAATGGTAATTATAGTGGCGGTAATATACCTAGCGCTTCTGGTCTAAGTTATTCACAAGGATATATGGATGGTAGTTCAACAAGTAGTGGTTATAATAGTTTAAAATCAGGACAATTTGGTGCAACAGTTGGTAATATAGGTTTTGCTGGTATTAATGGTAATATGAATTCTTATAATCAGGGATTTTACAACGGAGTTCACGATAGATAAATTTTATAACTTAAATATAAGTTATAAAATTTAAAATTCAAAATTCATCATCATCTATTTCAATTGAATCTGTTTCTGACTCTATTTCAATATTTAATATTTTTAACCAGTCTTGTACTTTATTTTTATTATTATTGGAGAAAATCCATCCACCACCATCCTTAAGATTTGAATTCCATTTACCACCAAACTCTTTTAATTTATCTTTCTGACTTTTCGTATCTTCACCTCTTATTACAAAAGATTTTTCAGAATATTTTTCTAATCTTAAATCATACTTTTTATCTTTTATTTCTTTATCTGTAAAATTAATTAATGTATCAATCCATTCCTGAACTTTATCCTTATGTTTATTTGAAAAAATCCATCCACTTCCATCTTTGAGATTTGAATTCCATTTGCCTCCAAATTCTTTTAATTTATCTTTATATTCTTTGGTTTCTTCCCCTCTAATTACAAATGATTTTTCAGAATAAGTTTCTATTTTTATCATCTCCAAAATATTTTTGATTGTATAAATATTATTTCAATTTTTTTTATTTCAATAAATAAATGGCTAAGTCTAAATTAAAAAAACTTGTAAAAAAAAGTTCAAAAGGTAAATGTAAAAATATAGCAAAAAAAATAAATTATTTTAAAGTTTCTTATTTTACATTTTCAGATAAAAATTTAAAAGATTTTATAAGATTTAAAGGACATGGTGTTGACTGTGTAATTAATGCTATGGAATTAATTAAAATTGTAACTCCTCAAGCAGCTGGTATAATGAGAATAATAGTCGAACCACAAAATGGTATACCAATTCCTGTAATACAAAATATATTTTCATTTATATATCCAGGTTATGTCTGGAAATTTAAAGAGTATAACAAATTCGAAGATTTTATAAATGATATAATTAAAAATTTCCCAATTGATACAGTAGTTTTTTGCGGTATGGAGTTTCATACAGGGGAAAGACATGTATATTTGATTGGTAAAGATTCATCATCTTTCTGGATAATTGATGCACACAGCGGTTTTTGCAATCTCTCAGAACAATATTGTATTGATTATTTGAAAAATGCAAAAAGTTGGCATATTCTTGAATATATGTAAAATTAACATCTAAAATGTTTAGGTATCCTATGATATTTTAAACATATTGTACAATATTTTATATTTTTATTTGCTACTTTTTTTTTCAAAGGTATAATTTATAATATCATTTTGGATTTTTCTATCTAAAATATTATGACTATAAAACAAAATTATATTTACAATTTCAATTGGAATATTATTTGGTATTTTAAAATACATTTATTTTATTAAAATAATATATATATATAGAATAAAATGACGAAAACTAAATCTAAAAAACGTATAAAAAAAAGATCTAGAACTAGTGAGTTAAAATCTAAAGGATTGAGTAATATGTCTATTAGCAGTTTAAATTCTAAAGGATTAAGTAATAAATCTATTAGCGGTATGAGTATTACATCGCAACCTATAAATAATTTTAAAATTCCATATTTTCCTATTTGCGAAAAAAATCTAAAAGAATTTTCAAGACTAGGTGCACATCCAACAGATTGTCTTATAAACGCTTTAGAAATTATTAAAGCTATTGATACTCAAAGTGCAGGAATTATGAGGATAATAATAGAACCAAATGTAGTAGGAATCACAGGAACAGTTATTCAAAATATTTTTTCGTTTTTATATCCAACTAATACATGGTATTTAAAAGAATATAATAATTATTTAGATTTTGAAAATCGTATTATAAGTAATTTTCCACATGAACATGTAATATTTTGTGGAATTACTTTTAATAATGGTTTAAATCATACATTCTTAATTGGTCGCAATATTAAAGGAGAATATTGGTTGATTGATGGTCAGCTTCCAAATATGATGTGCAGTTTGGTTAATGATGTAAATTGTTATACACCTTTAAAAATAGCTAGAAGATGGTATATTTTAGAATACATGTAACTTAAATTATTTTTTATAAACATAATCCAAGTTGAAAAATTAAATTATCTTTTATAAATACAAGTCTTCTTATTTTTATACCTAATTTAAGTATAAAAATAATTAAAAATTAACATATATTGTATTCATTTATAATAATTCCATTTTCTTTTAGAGAAGTTGTTTTTATAAGACAGCATCCTCTAATAACAACTTCTCTACCTTCGTGCGTATTTCCAGTGAAAGTATATAAGTCTCCAACTTTTATATTAATTTTCATTATAAAGCTTTTATCATCGTAAACCCAGTTTAATGCATTATCAAATTCAATACATGTTGAGAACGGTACAGGTTGAACTATTATATCTTCGTCATCCATATTACTTACACCTCTATAAACTGAAAAATAGTGTTTATTGTATTTTTGTAGATCATTAGCCATAATATACCAATTTTCTATTAAATTATTAACTGACTCTGTCATATTAACAAGTTGTAAACATCCATCATCCGACTTTTTGATTTTCCCCATTAATACATCTCCAATTATCATTTCAACAACATTCATATACATATTATTCTTATCAATATTCATTATATGATTATTCTCTATTTCAAGTATATCCATATTCATTCCCATCAAATCAATTGGAAAGTATATTTAAAAATTCAATTTTTCATCCATAAAGAATAATTTTACAAATGCTTAATTTTTAAATTTATTATAAATAAAATGAAATATGATATAGTAATAATAGGTGCTGGACCTACAAGTTTAGCTTTAGCACACTGTCTTTCATATAAATATAAAAATATAGCTATTATAGAAAAATATAATACAATTGGTGGGTTGCATAGGGTATTAAGAGTACCTTATAATAATGAACAAATTTTTACTGAACATAGTCCTAGAATATACAGCAATTCTTATAAAAACTTCAAAATGCTTTTAAAAGATATGAATAAAGATTTTTATGACTTATTTACACCTTATGATTTTTCTATGCTTGAAATAGGTAATGAGACCATTTTTTCAGTATTAAATTATAAAGAATTATTTAGTTTTGTAAAAGAGTTTATTAAACTAATATTTAATAATAATCATGGAAAAAATATAACATTATCGGAGTTTATGACTAAAAATAATTTTAACCCTAAAAGTTATGATTTAATAGATAGAATGGCTAGATTAACTGATGGTGCATCAGCAGATAGATATACTTTATATGAATTTTTACAAATAGCTAATCAACAGGCTTTTTATAAAATTTTTCAACCTAGATTACCTAATGATATTGGTTTATTTAAAGTTTGGAAAGAATTTTTAGAGAGTAAAAATGTTAAATTTATACTTGATACAACTGTTAATAAAATAAATATAAATGAAAATATAATTTCATCAATTGAAACTACTAATTCTGATATTATAGAAACAGAATTATTAGTGTTGGCAATTCCACCAATGTCAATTTTAAAAATTTTAGAACAATCGAATGAACAAGTAAAAAACGCTTTTATAAGTTATGATTATCTTAAAAAATTTAGCGAATATACAGATTACATGACATATATATCTTCAACATTTCATTGGAAAGATAAATTAACACTTCCAAAAATTTATGGATTTCCAAATAGTGAGTGGGGTATAGCTTTTATAGTCTTAAGTAATTATATGTCTTTTGAAGAAAAAATTTCAAAAACTGTTATGACTTGTACAATAACAATTTCAGATAAAAAAAGTTTATTTTTAAATAAAACTGCAAATGAATGTAATAAAGATGAAATATTAAATGAAACTTTTAGACAACTTAAAGAAAGTTTTCCAACTTTACCAATTCCAGATTTATCTTTGCTATCTCCAGAAATGTATTATGAAAATAATAAATGGAATACTGCTGGTAAAGCGTTTATTTTATCTACAAATATCGGATTTTTACAGTTTGAAAGTAGTATTAAAAATCTATATAATGTTGGAACTCAAAATGGATATTCTGATTATTCCTTTACAAGTTTAGAATCTGCAGTTTCAAATGGTATAACTTTGGCTCATATTTTAGATCCAGAATGTAAAAAAAAGTTTAAAATTCAAAAACTATTTAAATTAAAAGATTTATTTTTAATAATTATGATCAGTATAGTAAGCTTAATTACAATATTTCTTTTTTGTAAATTTAAAAAATAGATGATTTAAATAATATACTTTATAATGTAAATGAATGAAGAAATTTTAGAAATATTAAAGAATATTGACAAACGGTTAGAAAAAATTGAAAATATATTAAATTCCCAACAATTTTATTCCAAAAAAATGAGTGAACATATTGATTTTGTAGACGGTGTTTATGATAGCGTAAAAAAACCTTTCTGTAAAGTATTATCTTTATATAATGGAGGAAATGTGCAGATAGATAAAAAAAGATTAATAGAAGAATCTTAAAAATTTCTAGAATAATATAAATGAACAATTTAAATAAACATTTATTACATATTATTTTAACTGTACCTTTATTACTATATCTTGGAATTTCAATAATTGTATCAGACTATGAACCAGTTTATTTTAATTATTTAGTATTATTTGCACTATTTCTTGTATTTGTAATACATTTAAGTAATCTTTTATACCTATATAAAAAGATACAGAATGGGGGTAAATTTGAAAAAATTTTCGGAATATTATTAATACTTATTGCTTTATTAATTCTAGTTATTAATATTTTTGAAATATTTAAATCTAAAAACAGGGTATTTTAAAACTTATTAGTTTTAAAATTTATTCATTTTCTAAATTTTTAATTGCAATTATGATACCTTGTTTTTTTTCCTCTAATGATGGAATATTATCTCTAAATAAGTGTTCATATGAATCACATTCATGTAGACTATAAATTAGCTTGGATATTTTAATTTCATGTATAATTTTTTTTAATTCTTCATTTAATAATTCTAATTTTTCTTTATAAGTTAAAATCTCATATTCAGTATACATTTTATTTTAAAACGAATTTATTTTTAAATTAATTTCTTTTTTTAACAATTTTAGCGCTTGGACAAACTAATTTTATTTTTTTTGAAAACCAATCATACCATAAACATGAAGATGGATGTTTTATTTCTACTTCCATACTATCACGTATATTCATTAATTTAAATTTTTCATAATCAGATATACACTGTTTACATACTGGTATATATCCTTTTTCAGGATCTATATTTGGTTTGAACCAAAATTCATCATCATTAATTTCTAATTCTTCATACTTATTTTTAATATAATTAATTTGTTCTAAAGTTGACATTGTATTATTTATACAATTTTCTTTCTTAATTCTTATTTCAATTTTCTTTTTCAATCTTTTTATACTTATCAAGTATCAATATATATAATTCATATATTTGTTGTGAACCAGCCGTTTCATAAAAATCTGGATATATAGAATGTATTAAAAAAAAATAAGATGCTTTAATAGAATAAAAAAAATAATTTATAGAATCAAAAAAATGTTCAAAATAATTTTGATTTACTTTTTCCAAATGTTTAAAGAAATATGGCATTATATTTATTTATAAATAATTTTTAAATTATTTTTTATATTCAATAAAATGGAATATCTAAATTATATTTATGAAATAGTTCAAGATATCTATGACGAATTATATTTTAGATATATTGACTTTACCTATAATATACCAGATAAAAAAATTAATATTTTTTACACTCAAGAATACGATGATGAAATAAATAAACTAATTGAAGATACAAAAAAAGAAATTAAGATCGATAAAGAAATTAAACAATTAGAAGAAAGATATACAATTCTATGTAAAGATGTAAATAAATTATATGAAAATGATAATGAAAATGATAATGATAATGATAATGAAAATGATAATGATAATGGTGCTATAAAACTAAAAAATAAATCAAGAAAGGTTGGAGTTTCACTCTAAATCTCCATTAATTATTTTTAAACCATTATTATTTGTTATAATTTTTTTATTATAATATTTAAATTCAAGAGATGAAACATTATTAAACTTTAATACATGAATAATAATTTCAACTTTATTTTTATTTATATCATCTAAACTTGTTTTGAATTGAATATGATCTTTTAAAGATAATATAGGTATAGTTTGATAAGCATCTATTATTTTATTGTTAACCATAATTTTGATGTTAATATTAGATTCTATATCAATTATAACATCAGCAAAATGAAGATCAAAATTATAATTGTTTAATCCTTTATTAACATGTATATACTTTTTTATACAATAAGAAAAGCCATCTATATCTTTATTTTCATTTAAAATTTTGATCAGATCTTTTTTGGAAGGATTAATGAGATTTGTTTTAAGTATTGTAATAATATCTAAATATTGGTCGATGTTCATTTAATAAATATAATTTTATTTTTAAAATATTTTTAATAAATAAATGAACTCGGCATTTAAAAAAGTAAAAAATTCTTCTAATGATAATTTTAACGCATTATATTCTTATATATTGAATACTATGTTTACTGTAGGCGATTATAAATATTCATCGTCTTCTGTAGATTTTAATGATTGGCTTTTATGTGACGGCAGATCACTTTCTGTTACAGAATATCCTAATTTATTTAATATAGTAGGTACAAGTTTCGGAGGAGGAGGAGGTTCTTTCAATTTACCAGATTTTAGAGGTAAAGTTTTTGGTATGGTAGGAACTGGTACAGGTCTTACTCCTAGAACTTTAGGTAATAATGTAGGATCAGAAACACATACTCTTACAATACCTCAAATTCCATCTCACAACCATGAAGTTACCGACCCAACACATACACATAGTATAAATGATCCAGGACATACACATACTTATGTTAATCAACCAAATACTGCAAATCCTGCAGTGTCATTAACAACAACTGATGTTGCTGATAATGTTAATGTTAATCAAACAACTAGTTCTTCAACAACCGGAATAACAAATATTGCAAATACTACTGGTATAACTATTAATAATACCGGAGGAAGTCTTGCACATAATAATATGCAACCTACATTATTTGCTGGAAATGTTTTTATTCTTTCAAAAAATATTACATATTTTTCTAATGCTTTTAACGGAATTATGCCTGTTACTGTTTAATTTTTTAAAGTATATTTAAGTTTAAAAAATTATTTCTTGGTTTTTCTTTTTCTTAAAGTATACATTGGATATTTAATATTTCTAGAATATTTGGTCCAAATTTCACTTGGTATATCATCTTTTGATAATGTATTTCTTGACATGTCTCTTCTAGTTAATACATAAACATCATTTGATAGTTCATCAGACCTGGTCTCATTCATTATTTTCTCAGCATATCTTTTATATTTTTCTAATTTCTTTTCAAGGTCTCCAATTTGTTCTTTAGTTTCATTCCATTTATTTAAAAGAATATCTACGTCGTCCATTTCTTTATATTTTCTTTTTAAAAATTATTTTTTTTAAAATAATCATATTGAATATAATGCATTTTCATTATAAATGAGTTTATTCTTCTTATGTCATAATTTTTAGGACCAAATATACAATCAGTATGTATTGTATCATATTGTAACGTTTGTCTGTTATATCTTTTAATAGCTGGATTATAATTTGAATATATTTTATGAGCTAATACAGGGGTTAAGTATTTAAAATATTTTAACAATGAATACATATATTTTATAGATAATAAAGTAAATTTAAATATATTTATTTTAATAAAATGTTACAAAATATATGTTCTTTCATATTTGGTATGTATATTGGACAATAATTTGGAAATCATATACCTAATGTTAAAAATAAAAGTATAGAACTCTTTAACGAATTTAAAAAAAACTGAACTATATAAAAACTATCTTGATAATAAGAATAAATAAATTTTAATATCATTTTAGATATTAAAATCAGTATATTATTTATGCACTACATGTTAAACATTCTTTAGAATCTTCATCTTCAAGAGCTTTTTCTTTATCTATATCCATCCCAAATCTTTGTGACGACATTGCTGGTTTAGATCTAATATAATAACTTCCAGTTTTTAATCCCAATTTCCAACCTAAAAAGTGAGCAGCAGTAAGTTTCTTAAAATCTGGTCTATCGAAAAATAAATTTAAGCTTTGACTTTGACATACAAATGGTGCTCTTTCAGCACTCATTGTAATAATACTTTTTTGAGGTAATTCATAAGCTGTTTTATAAATGTCTTTCAAAAATTTTGGAAGTCCTTTAATATTTTGTACAGAACCCTTATCATATTGTAAACGGTTCTTAACATCTTCATTCCATAAGTCTAGACTGATTAAGTCTTTAATTAAATATGGATTTATAATTGTAAATTCTCCTGCTAATGTTCTTCTATTATATAAATTTGATGTTAAGGGTTCAAAACATTCAACGTAAGAACCCATAATTTGAGATGTAGATGCTGTAGGCATTAAAGCAACTAATAAACTATTTCTAACTCCAAATGCTTGAACTTTTTCTCGTAATGCAAACCAATTCCATTTACCAGATAAATCTTCATCTTTTAGCCCCCATAAGTTAAATTGAAACTTTCCTTCGCTTAAATGACTTCCTTTAAATGTTGAATAAGCTCCTTCTTCTTTTGCAATATCACAAGACGAAGTCATTGCTCCAAAATAAATAGTTTCAAATATTTCTTTATTTATCTTTCTAGATTCTTCAGAATCAAATGGTAATTTTAAAGCTAGAAATACATCTGCAAGACCTTGAACACCTAAACCGACAGGTCTATGTCTCATATTAGAGATCTTTGTTTTTTCTGTTGGATAAAAATTTTTATCAATAACTTTATTCAAATTTTTAATTAATTCATATGATAAATCATAAAGTTTTTCATGACTTATTCTAGGTTTTAATAATGACCATGTATCATCGTAACCTCCAATATGGTATACTTTATTATCATATAATGTAAATAGTTGAGGTACCGTTTCAAAAGGTTTTACAAAATTTTCACTCATTATTCTATATTTTTCAGCTTGTTCATCATTAATTTCCTCATACTCTAGATTTGTTTCTTTTAATATTGCTTTTAAAAGTTTACAATAATCACAATCAGATTTAGAAAATAATTTTAGTTTGCCTTTATAAATTCTTTTTATAATATCTTTTTCATCTTTCTTTAATAAAAATTGCCATTGAGAATTTTGTACTTCATTAATAGCATTTGGTTTTTTAACTATCGAAGGAAGACAAATGCTGCTCAGGTTACAAACCGCTGTTTCGTTACTGTCTGATACCTCATTAATTTCTATACAAAGGTTGCTTGATTTTATGGTTCCAATATTACTTTGATTATTTTTTCTATTTACATGATCTTTATATCCAATATATGGAATTCCTAGTTCAACTTGTGCTGAAATAATCGCTTTCCATAAATCTCGCGCCTTAATTTTCTTAACATATTTACCTTCAGAAACATATTTATTATACAATTCGTTAAATTTATCACCATAAACATCTGGTAATCCTGGACAAACATTCGGACACATCAGATGCCAATCTCCATCCTTTTCAACAGTTTCCATAAATAAATCAGGCACCCATAGAGCATAAAACAAATCTCGTGCACGAATTTCATCTGAACCTATATTTTTCTTTGCGTCAAGAAAATCATAAACATCCGCATGCCAGGGTTCAAGGTATAACGCGAAAGACCCGTTCCTTCTACCCGAATTATGTACTAGTCCCATTTGTGTTAAATAATTATGATTATCTTCAATATTTAGATCATAAACATCACCTTCATATTCTAAATCTTCTATTTTTTTAATTCTAGAATATAATATGTTTTTATGCTTAAAATAACCAAATTTGTTAGAGTATTTAATATTAAACATTTCACAAATTTTTTTATCTTTTGGAATTCTTAATACATGCTCAATTTTTTTTGTTATAATATTTTTATACGATGAAAATTGTCCTATTCTATTTCTAGAATATCCAGAAGATAAAATTCCAAGTCTTAATAAGCAATATCTTAATGATTCAATGACATTTAAACTTGTTGAATAAAAATATATTTCCTTTCCTACATGACCATCAGTTTCAATTAATCCCATTATTAAATATAATAAATTAGTTTCAGAACAATTTAAAAATTTTGAATTAATATATTTTTCACCTTCTATGTATATATCATCGTAAGAAAATCCTAATTTATCATAACAATTTGTATGTGTCCAGCTTATTCTTATTTTATTTTCATTTTCTGAATGTTCTGACCAATAAATATTTAATTTTGTCAATGTATTTTTAACAAATTCTAATGTTCTGCTTTTTTCTGGTCCACATGTAATTCCTCCTTGTATTGAATTATAAATTTTATGTTTAGTTAAATGACCATCACCAACCATTATACCATAAAATCTAATAATATCATTATCAAAAATATTAATATTTTTAATTTGAGGAATTGGATAGCATAAAAAATCATCTGTCGTCAATTCATCTGCTAAAACATACTCTTCTTTAATAATATTATTATCTAATCTGTTTTTAATAGTTGAAAAATTAATTGGTTTTTTTTGATTTTTTAAAGCGTATATTTCATGTTCTCTTGTTACTTCAACAAAATCTCTAGAATAAGTAGTTTTAATTTTTAATATATTTTTGTTTACATTATTTTTTTTTATTCCAAGTACTTTTCTTGGTGTACCATCAATAGTGATAACATAATCATTATTATCTATGTTCTCAATAAATTTTGGTCCAGTGGTTGTATAAACAATAGTTTTAGGCGCAAAACATTGATTTATATATCTAGCTGTATCATTATAAACTTTAAGCATAGGTAAAATTCCATCACTATGTCCTGCAGTTTTTCTAATATATGAACCATTTGCTCTAATATTAGAAATATGTACGCCTATACCACCACTCCATTTAGAAATCTTTGCACAATCTGTAATAGTTTCAAAAATTCCTTCTACGCTATCTTCTGTACCTATGAGGTAACAATTCTGTGCTATTATACCTTCAATAGAATAAGAATGATCATCTTCAACCCCTAATGTATAAACAAAATCATCTTCAATAGAAACTTCTTTTTTATTTTTGAATTTTAAAAAATTAAAAGAATCGAAATTTATACACGTATTTTCATTATTAGTTTGTTGTTTAATTTTTAATTTATTAATTCTACAATCTTTATATGTTTTCCATATATCAGTCAAATTATCTTTCAAACATGTAAGTTGTAAACTATAGCCTTGTGTATGTGTATATTTTTTCATTTGAATTTTTCTTAATCCCGAAACAGGAATATTATTCATTCTTAATAAAGAATATATTTCTTGTATTAATATTTTGTTTGATAATTGTAATCCTATAGTTCCTGTTTTAGTAATCCAACCATCACTTGTGATTAAACCAGAAATAAAAGATAATAGTAAATCATTTGAATATTTATATATATCTTTATTTAATTTTTTACCATTAAAACCTTTTCCGTAAAGACTATAAAAAACAATTCCTAATGGCACTGAATTGTATAAAACTTGAATAATATTTTGTTTCTTCATATTATGAATACATACATTTTTAAGACCAAAATGTTCCTTCATATTTATACAAAAATCAATTAAATTTTTATTGTCTTTGTGTATTGTTATACCAATTCCGCAAATTTGATTTTTTTTTGTTATAATATGTCCATCACCATACCATATACCTAAAAATTTACAATAATCTTTGTTGATAATAATTTTTCTAAAAATAGGAATTGATTTAATATAACAAGTAACTTCTTTATTAATATTATTTAAATTATTATTTGTAACACTTGTCATAGTAAAAATAAATTTATCATTTATTTCTGGTTCTTCGTATGGTATTTTTTTATTTTTCCGTTCCCATTTAAATCCACCTGCACTATTTTTTTTTGATTTTCCATTTGAAGATGCCGCCAATATTTGACTTTTACTTATATTAGTTTTTAAACTTGCTTCGTTAAGACTATTATATGTATTTATTAATTTATTTTCAGTTAAAGAATATTGTACAAATTGTGTTTCAATCTTATCTGCTTTTAATTTTTTAATTAAATTTTCTTTACTTAACTTATGACATCCTTTAATCCCTTTTTCTTTTAACAAAGATAATAACTCTTTTGAACTTAAAATATTTATATCATTTAAATTATTACATACAATTGTATTGTCATCAAATTTATAATTATTTAAAATATTTATACAGTCTATTTCATGTTCATCTATACATCCTGAATATTTAGGAATCATAACATAATCTGTTTGTTCTAATTTATTAACTGATTTCCATTCAATATTATTTGTTTTTTTATTATAAATACGTAATTTATGATCTTCTGTCACAATAAACTTATTTGTTTTAACGATTTCTACTTCATACAATTTTCTATTGTTTATAGGATTTTTATGTATTTGAACTACTTTTTTAACATTGCCTAAATGCGTGATAACTTCATCACCTATACAAATATCTTTTATAGGTATTGGACCTTTTAAAGTATTTACTAATGTATTTTTTTCAAAACAACTAGATAATTGTGGATACTTTATACCTGCATTAAATAAAGTTGGTGTTGCATGTGTATAATTTTTTAAAGACATATTATCGTATAAATTTTTAACATTCTCAAAATCATTTCCGTAAATACCTAACGCAACACGCATAAATAGATGTTGAGGACGTTCTACAATTTTCTTATTCTTTGCACCAACTTTTAATAAATAAGATTTTTCTAAAGTTTTAAAACCAAAAAAATCTAGAAGAAAATCTCTTTCCATATGAATCATATCATCAATAATTTTATAATCTTTACAAATTATTTCATATAGTTCATCACTTATCAAGTGACAACTTTCATTATTTTCATCAACATTATTATATAATTCTTTTGCAACATTTAAAATACTTTCATCTGTATTCTTTTGATGATTTGAAATCGCAATTCTAGCAGCAAGTACTCCAAAATTTGGATGATCCATGACCATACTCATACAAATTTGAGATGCTAATATATCTAATTCAGTAGTTGTTATACCTTGTGTAATTCTAGAAGATAATTTTTGTGTAATTAAAATTGGATCTACATCTTCAAAATCGATTAATTTTTGAAGTCTATTCGTAATCTTATCAAATCGTACTGGTTCTCTATTTCCATCTCTTTTAATAACATACATCCTTTATATTATATAAGTATTCTTTTAAAACTAATTTCAATTTTATTTTTAAATATTACATTTAAAAAAATGGTATGATTTATAATAAATGAAATTTTATGTACATTTTTCTACTATTCAATGTAGGTTAAATAATCTTAAAAATACAATTGATAGCTGGACTAAGGAAAAATTAATAGAAAATATAATTATAACGACATCAACAGCAGATAAAAGATTTACAACTATTGAACCTTTAATACAATATAAATCTACAAAATTAATAATACAAACATTAGATATAGACTATGGTCCAAGTAATAAAATATTAGGTGCTCTTAAGTTTTATGAAAGTCTTGAAAATAAAAATAATGTATATATAATAATTTGTGACGATGATAATATTTATAAAACTAAAAACTTAATACAATCATATATTGAGTCTGTAAATATAGATGATAATTATATTTATACTCATTTTGAAAATATTGAAAATAGAATACCTTCAATGTGTCATTTGCAGGGCGCAGATACATATTTATTATCTCCAAAATTCTTAAATTATACAAAATATTTAAACTATGAAACATATATTAAAAATATTATTTCAGAATGTCCAGAATCTTTTTTTCAAGATGATTATATTATTTGTTATTATATTTATTATATTTGTAATTTAAAAGTAAAAACGGTAAATAAACCTATAAGTTATGGTCGATTTATGAATGATAAAAAATTTGAACAGATGCATTTAGATACAAAAATATGGGATAGAGAATACAAAACAGTTGAATATTTTAAAAATAAAATTAAAAATTGATTATTTTCAAATATAAAAATTCTAAAATATAGATATGAAAATTTGTCAAAAAAATAATTGTAATAACGAAGCTACATTACGAAGTAAGTTTTGCGAAATACATAGAAGTATCAAAAGAACTAGAGAAATTGAAAATCAAATAAAACTTGAAAAAGATATTGAAAAACAATCTCTTTTAGAACAAGAAAGAAAAATAGAAAAAGAATATTTAGAACAAGAAAGAAAATTAAAAAGTGAACAAGATATTGAATATCAGCATACTATTGAACAAGATAGAAAAAGAATGGAAGATTCGGAATATGAAAATATACTTAAATTATCAATTGAACAATTTTATATAGATAAAAAGAATAATGTAGAAATAGAACCTACAGATGGTGACTTTTATTCTATAAAAATAAAAACTCCTTTTGGAAAAATTTTAATTAGAAACTTTAATATAGATTCAAAAATTAAGAGTATAAGAAACTTTTTGGATGTATATTTTAATGAAAATAAAATAGATATTCATAACTATGATATAGTATTTAATTTTCCATATTCACGTTTAAGTATAATAGATGATGAAAAATATATAAAAGATTTTTCAGAACAAAGAAAAATTATGTTACATATTTATAACCACGATTCTTAGATTTTAAAACTATAATTTTAGTTTTTAAAATATTTTTAATATTTTTAATTTTATTAGTTAGTCATGAAACTGAACGAAAAAAAAAATTTAATATTTAAATTTATAAATAAAAATATATTAAATAAATGCAAAATTTAAATAATATTTTATCATTACGCTTATGTGGAACAAAATCAATGTTTACTAAAGAAAAAACAAAATTAAGATCTTTAAGTAATAAACAAGCTAAAAAATTAAAATTCATTATTCAAAAAAAAAATTTAATACCTCCAAAAACTACAATAAAAGTACAATTTACGTGGATATATCCAAACATATCATTACAAGATTTACTTAAAAAGATTACGAATAATAATGATGAACAACTTCAAACACTATTTAATATTGAGGTAGAAAATATACAACAACAAAATACGGATGATGATATAAAAATAGATGCTATTAAAGAATTATTAAAAAAATATTGTATAATAATACTAATGGAACAATTTCAACCTATAATAGGTAATAATATAAGATTTCAAATTGATACTAATACAAGTACACCATCGATAGATTACCAATTTAGAATAAGTTTTGTAGAAAATGATTGTAGTACATATCATTTACCAGACGCTTTAAATTTTTATGATGATACTAATAATCCGTCTGTAGCTACAAGAGGAACAATAAATATGGGTGGATGGTTTGATATTTCGACAGCTCTACATGAATTAGGTCATGCAATTGGGCTTGTTCATGAACATCAAAATTTATGCGGTTTTAACTATACATGGAAGGATAAAGAGATTATTTACACATATTATAATGTTGTAAATGGATGGGATAAAGCTGCCGTAGATAATAATATGTTAGATTACGTAGTTGATTTTGATACTATAATGTCTATTTATGATCCAAAATCTATAATGATGTATGACCTACCAATATTTCTAAGTTTAAATAAAATTGAATATAATAATAATGTAAGACTATCACCTAACGATGTATATTATATTAATTCTATTTATGGTTGGAAAAAATCACTTGAAGAGTTAAAGATTTGGTATAACACAACTATTGGTGAACCTTTTATACTTTCACCATCGACATTACTAAATTATTCAACAAGTTCATATAATATATTGTATATAGTACTAGGAGTACTAGGAGTATTATCAATTTTCATAATTTGTTTTTTAGTTATATTTTTATTCAAACGTTGGAAAACTAAATAAAATTATGTTGTTCATTATCATACTATACAAATGTATATTTATCTAGGATCAAAAGTTGAACATGAAGAATTTAATTTTTAAACTTTAATTAAAGTTTAAAAATCAATTATAAAATTCCCATTTATTTGCTAAATATTCTCGAATCAATGGTATTTCATAGTCATACAAAGATCTATTATATACTAACATTTCGCTTAGTATAAAATTTGATTTTCCTCCTCCAATAGAAATTTCAGCTGTTTTTGGAATATAATTCATAATTTTTTGTACATTTATTTTTTTTTTAGTAGGCACCTTATTAGTGGTTGAAATTTGTTCAAAATATAATGTATTGTCGTTTATTCTACAAATTATTATCATAGGTACATATTCTATTTTTGGTAAATTTGAAGATCCATCATCTTTTTGATGTTCTGTTTTTAAAAATAATGTTTCTCTATAATCACTACCATTATCTATACCAATATCATATTTAGAACCATTAAGTAAATTTAATATAGTTTTATTATTTGGAAAAGGTCTTATATCAAAAATACTACATAATTCATCACATTTGTATTCATTAAACTGTATTACAATTGCAACTGTTGTGTTATATCCATCTATAGTAAATTTATCCGTTTTCATAGAACTTCCGGATGATATTAAAATTCCAGGTAAAGATTTAACATTGATAGGCAAAATACTAGTATCTTTAACTTTTTCAACAATAGAATTATTTCCAACCAAAACTATATTATTTATGTTCGATTTCCAGTTTGAAAAATTTGAAGAGTTAGTAAAAGTATTAGATTGATCATAAACAAAGTTTGCTATTAATTTATTTCTTAAATTACTAAATATTGGTAAAGGTAATGTTGTATTAAGTAAATATTTAGTATCTAAAATAGACATAATATTAAAAATACTTATCTCGTCTAAAATATAATTATAAAATAAGAACTCTTTTATTTGAAAAATAAGTCCAATTTCTCCAATCATAATTTTAGACTGAATTAATGACTGATTATTTATCATTTTCATATATGAAGTTTCAACATTATTATTAAACACTCTTAATTTTATTTGGTCTTTAGTCCCTTCACATACTATAATATTAAAATTTTGTAAATTTATTCTATCAGTAGATATGTTATTATATTTTAATCTAATATTTTGTACGCCTGATATCATTTCACTGTATAAAGAATAATTTTTAAAATTTAAAATATTCCCAGTACCTTGTATAATATTTAAAACAAATATTACCACAAAACCATCTTTACATTCTATATTTGTATTAATTTTAATAGTAGAATCTAAAGATATTGTACCAAATACTGAATTTGATCCAAGAAATTTATTATTAGTAGGTTCTAAACTATATTCAACTTGTAAATCGTTATTTGTACTAGCAAGATTATTTAAAAAAATATTATTTCCAATTCTACTCATTTTTTTAGGACAATAATGTATTAAAGATGAATTTTTAATTATATTTTTAAAATTCCATTTTTGTAAAAGATGTTTTAATATATTATTTTGTGTTTGAATATCGATATTACCATTATAAATACTTATTTCGGAAATATAAATGTCTAGAAGAGTATTACAAAAATTCACATCTCTTTTTTTAGCTTTAAAACAATATGACATGAAATCTTCACTACTTATCTGACTCATATATGTTATATCATTATAAACATAGTAAGATATAATTTGTAACTTATTGTTAGTATAATTCCCAAATAATAATAAAGGAGTATTTGGAATAAAAGGTAATTCAATTTCTTTAGATGAGGTTATTCCTTTATATTCATTTTCTATAACACCAAAATCTGTAATAGCATTCAATTGTAATATTATTTTATTAAGATTTTTATTTACTTTAAATCTAAAGTAAGGTTCTGAATCTGAATATAAATATCCTGGTGTGGTAGTTGATTTTATTTCAAAAAATATGGTATCTGTTTTAATATCTTGCGTAGGTATTTTTATAATCATAAAAACATTGTATGAATATGTAGTTAGTAACTTATCAATATTGTACAATATTCCTATAGGGTTTTTATCTTTTTTATAATATATTGATGGTAGATTATTAATACCTTCTTCTCCTTCTTTAATTTCTCCAAAAGTGTTAAGTATTTCAGCTTCATTTATTCGAATGTCACATATTTTAGGACTAATATTTCCAGTTTTATTTAAAAATATTCCATTTTTAGTATATATTTTGTATGTTAAAAAATCAAGAATATCAAAAGCTATATCAGGTTCATTATAACTAGAATTTAAATACATATCATCTAGTGTATATTTTAATTTTCTTACACACCAATCAGTGTAAGTTGTTAATAAATTATATTTTTCACTATCATAATATGAATATTTAGATAGTTCTGGTTTTTCAAAAAAATTTCCGATAGATTTTAGTTCATATGGAAATGTATTATTATTATTTTCAAATATTATATTTTTTATAACAGGGTTATCAGATAATACTTTGTTATGTGTTAATACAATAATAAGGATATCTACTTTATATGGTTCTAAATTTAATAAATCATTTCTATTAACATATAAATTTATTCGAGCGTAACATGCCGTTTCATTTTTACTAGAAATATATAACTGGTTATATATTCTAATCTTTTCATTATTTAATTCAACAAAAACTTTATATATTTCATCATTGAAATATGGGTCAATAAAATCATTACCTTTAATACCGGTAATAAATGTTCCAGGCATTCTAAATTCAATATTACTTCCAATAGTAGTAAAACAAACTATTTTTTGTACTTTTCTTACTAAAAGTGGAATTATTCCTAAAGGATCGCTTTTTTTCCCATTATTAAAATTATATATATTATTTGTAAAATTATCTCTAGGATCAACTTTTTGATATATAAAATTATAATAATTTTTATTACCATTAATATTAAACATATTTTGTACTTTAAATATATCTAGAAAACTATTTTGTAATTGAATGAAAGAACTAGTTGAAATTATATTTTTTAAAGTATTTAAACTTTGTATTTTAGGTGCTTTTTCATTTACTGTCGTGGTATCAATAAAAAGATTTGGGTCAAGTCTTTCTGTATTTACACTATTAAAGAAAACAGTTTCATTAAAAACTTTCCCAAAATGGAAATTATTATATATATTTATACCTTCATCACATTCAAATATATCATTAGATGAAATGTTAATTGTATATGTTATACTGTCATATTGTATTTTTGTTTTAAAAGTGTAATTTGTATTATTAAAATCTGAAGTAAGTTCCGAAATATAATATTCATCAGCAAATTTTATTACGACATTTGTATCTAATTCACCAGAAACAGAAGTAGGGGTAGTAATAGGTGTAGTAGGTACTCCAGGTATAAGAATATTTTTAACTGTATCAACAATAGATCCATAATATAATGGTGTAAATGTAAAAGGAATATTATAAATAGGATTATCTTCAAATATAGATTCTATACTTGAATTACATAACCAAAATGGATTGTAAAAAGGTAGATAGTATGCATCATTAAAACTCGGATTTCTTATTCTAAAATTATATAGATGGCAACTATTCAGAAGAATTGGTATATCTCTATTCAAATTAAACTTTTCTAAAAACAAATTTCCAACAATATTATTCCAAGTAAATGAATCTTCGAAAATGTATGTATCTAAAACATTTTTAAAACTTAAAAATCCATCTAAAATAGTATCATTTGTATTTTTTAGTTGATCCGATGTAATTTTATTTAAAAATATATTACCATTTATTTCACAACTTGTACCTAATAAATTATCTTCTATATATTCGTGCTTATATTTAGTTGAACATGCATTATTTGAACTTTTATAAAAAGAATAAATACCATAAAATATTGAACCTACTGAAACTGTGGAAACATATTGTTCGGAATTTCTAAAACATAAGTTATTCAGCCCTCTATAATTACCAATTAAAGAATATAATGAAATTATTCCATCATCTCCACTTAAACATATACTTACATTATCTACATCTGGTCCTCTAACTATAAAATTTTTAGAAGAATATCTAATTTCTTCTGGAAACATACTGTCGTTTTGTGTATAATATCCAAATTGTCTTATATTAACTGTTTCTTCTTTTTCCTTATAATCGCTAAAATTTATAGTTATATTATTGGTTAAAAACATCTTTTTAATACAACATATTGTATAGTATGGCATGTCATTAACATTTCCTATGTTACAAATATCATACATTTTATAGTATAAGTTTTGATTATACTTTTTAGAACAGCTAATGTTGTTTATATAAAAATATATTTTTGAATTAATATTATCAAGTATAAAACCAACACTAGTCCAATAATTAATATTTATACCATTAAAACTAGATGTAATTTCTTCTTCTCCAATTTTTAAAATTAAAAAAAAGCTATCCGATTTTTTTAATAAATAAAACATAAATGTATCATTGTTTAAACTATTTTTAAACTCGAATAAATGTATTTTTTTATCATCAACCCAATATTTAATATCCTGTACAATTAATTTTATGTCAAACATACATGTCATTCCTTTCCTAAAATCAAAACAATAGTGTTTTGTACTTAAATTTTTTAAATAAAAATCTTTTGATAATTGTACATATGATTCCTGGGTATTTTCAATAAATGATATAGGTATTTTACTTGTAGTATTGAAATAAATACCTTTAAAATTAAACCAGATATCAATATTGTAAATCTTTTGTGTTTCATTTCCAAATGTAATATCAGATAAAGTTGGACTATCTATATTATTTAGAATTATATAGTTTAAATTTGGTAGATAAACATAAGGTATATTTGAAGGTGTTACAATACTTATTCGTGGAGAAATTAAAATATTTTGAGGTATACTGCTATAATTTATTTTCGAACTATAAATAAGTATTTGATTAATAAATATATTTATTAGGTCGTTTTTGTAATAAATAATATTAGATTGATATTCAGTATCTGGAATTAATTTAGTATTTAAGTCTATGGTATTTGTATTTATATATATTTTAATATAATATTCTGGAGAAGCTTCTTTTTTAACAATTGACATAATAAAAATATTTGAAATATTAAAAATACATATAGACTTCTGAATATTTGTAAATTGTGTTGTATTAAATTTAAATAACATTTTACTATTAAAAGATTTATCATACTGATAACTAGTATTATCTGCTATATTTTCTACACTATAAAATTTTATAGTAGGAATATAAATTTTTATAAGTTCAAATTTTTCCCATTCATTTATATTAAGTCTATTACAATTCATTATACTATCTCCTTGTCGAGTTGAATCATCAGCACAATACCTTTTAATAGCCGTGTTTAATAAAGATACTATTTCATTTCCGTTTATACTTTCTCCTTCTTTTTTTAATATAAATTTTTCCCATGGACCTATAACACTTCTATTACAAATTGTTATATTATTTTCAATGCCACAATACTGATTTGAAAAATTATATGGACTTAATGATATTGTCCCATCACTATTCGTAGTCATATTAAAAATTTCATTATTTCCTATAGTTGATGATGTAAATGCGATGCTTTTAGAGGTTGGATCATAAGACAGATAATTATTGGTTCTTGCACCTTTTAATGCTATTTTCAAGTCTATACTTGGAAATGTTGGACAGATATTTTTAAAATTAAAATCAACTTTATTTCCTATATAATTATCAAATATATAAAAATCATATAACATGACAGTGTGGTTTCCTGTACATAATATTATTTCATTAAATTTATGGTTAGAGTCGTATGCAATTTCAAATAATTCTTTATTTGAACTATTATTATCTGGTTCAATATTATTAATCATATAATCATTTAATAATAATAATTTTGTATCTATCTTTTGTTTTTTAGTACTTATATCGTATAATCCTTTAATTATAAATTTATACCATGTATTTAAATTTATCGAATATTTTAATGTTGGTTGTATATTTAAAAATATTTTATTCTGTGTATTTAGTAAAAGATTTAAATTAGTCTGTAAATTCTTGTCAGTATTATAAATTTTAAAGATGCTTTCTTCTGTTGTTTTTGTACCTGTAGATATGTTAAAAGTTATTACGATACTAAAAGAGTCTAACGAAAAAGGTTCTTTTGCACATTTTAAATTGGATACTATACAGTAGTCTGTAAATAAAATATTTTTGGATAAATCACTGATTACAAAATCTCCCCAGTTTTTCATATTATCTTTATTGTAATTTATATTATATTTATTTAAGTAGCATATCGAGTTTATTGTATAATATGAAGAATTGGGAATATCTGTAGGTATTACTATCTTAGGATCTATTATAGGGCAATTTTCAATATCAAATTCATATTTAGAAAAACACCATAATATATTATTATAATCATCAACTATCACAACATCACCATAATCAGTTAAAATTAAACTTAAATTTTCAGTATTCAAAATCATACTTTTTTGTATGTCTTCTAAATTTGTTAAAGATCTTTGTATCGTTTTTCCTGATTCTTCATACTGAATAATAAGAAAATATATGTTAAAATAAAAATACATACTAACATTATTCCAAGTAAGTGGGAATACCAATTGATATGGTAATTCTAAGTTAAAAAATAAACGAAACTGATTCGGTTTTTCTTCTGTAAATAGCTCCATTTTTCCGTCGTCGGCAGACAAGGTATCTATTTTGACACAATTATTTGTTCTGTTTATAGTTATTTTTTTATTTTTTTTAAGTATAGGTGTAATAGGTTTGGTAATAGTTGAAGATAGAATAGGATCACCTGTTTTCCACAATGTCTGAAAATAATTATCACATAAATATAAATCACCTTTATAATTTAGAACAGCATTTATAGATGAAGAATATGGTTTATTTATTGTTTTAAAATTTACATTTTGCAAACCTATTCTAGTGTAAATATCATCTTTATTAATATAATCATCTCCTCCTAAGTATATGTGTCTACTTGAAGTTTTAAAAACATTAGTATCATTTATTTTAATATGTCCATCTTTCCACATTAATGTATTTAATTCTGTAATCGAATTCGATTTCATATCTGAAATTTTTAAAATACTACCGAGTACTGTACTTAATACAGTATTTACATTTTTAGAAAAATGATTTGGTAAATATTGTTTAATTGTTTGAGATGGAAATTCAGGGTCCCTTATATTTATACGTCTCAAACATGGATAAATCGGGGTCTGTGGTTCTATATACGTAACAGGTTTACAAACAGGTTGACAATCTGTATCATTACATTTAAATAATTTTTTACATGAATTATTATCATAGCCTGAAATAGACTTACAATTATCATTTTCTAGTTTACATTGTGTATCATTGGTTGTAATTGCTGTTTTTGAAAAATTAAGTATACCATCTCTTTGCAAGTCATTAAATATATCTGTATATTGAGATATGGTTCCTGTCTGATTTATTATATAAATATTTGAAATATCAATATTTGGACTTGTTGAAGTTGTATATATTCCAAAATTCATAGTTTGAAAATTCATTTTACATATTTTTTTAAATTGATTTATACCATATGTAGAATATGGTAAATTTAAACTAGTTGATCCAATTGAAACTCCATTTTTAAATACTTTTAAAATGTAATTGTATGTAGTTTCTTCGTCTTCTCTAGTACCACCTATTGTAGTAATATTAGGTTGTAATTTAATTTGTAAAACAGTCCAAACATTATCAAGTAAAATTTGATTTTGTATATTTAAAGTAAAAACTATTTCATTACTATTAATACTTTTATTTTTTATTTTTAATAAAATAGAATTTCTACTTATATATAAGTTTATATAATTTAGATTATTAAGATTTTGTTTTACATTATTATTTTCATTAGATATTTCAAAGAAAAAAGTTTTATTTTCAAAAGATTTTAGTCTGAATCTTAAAATAAAATTTATTTCGTTTATTAAATCTATATTAAGATTATTATTTTGACTAACTAAATTATTATTTGTTAAAGAAACGTAATTTATATTTGTAATTGTTGTACCATTGTTTAAATTATTTACTATTGTAGTACTCCCATTTGGTAAGAAACTGTTCCAAGATATAAGAGGAAAATCCGAGTTACCATCTATCTTAAATATTAAGTTACTAGTTGAATCAAGAATAATATCAGGTTGTGTATTCAAAATAAAATTTTCCTTATTTTTTTTATAGCAAAAATTAAAAAGTAAAGGTAAGATTACTGCTAATACACATAAAACGCATAAACCAATTATTTTTATAGAAGTTTTATTAAATTTCATTTATTAATATATATTATTTTTAATATATATTTATATTTTTAAAACATATAAATATTTTTATACAAGTTCAGAAAGTACTTTTGAAAATTTTGTACTATCTTTTTGTAGTTCTTTTATATCATCTGCTGCGATCATTAATTTATCATCATAAGTTTCATTTTCAATAATGCCTTCATTTTCAAAATCATGTATTTCATTTTTATCTTTTTCATTTTCATCTTCTTTTTTTTTAATTAATTCTTTTGTATATTTCCATTTTTTAGAATTATTTTCCAAACCTAATAAATGTTGTTTTAAAATTTTTATTTCATTTATTCTTTTATTTACTTGATTATATAATTCTGTCAATCTAAAAGATTTCATCTTAATATCATAATCTTCTTTTATTAATTCATTAGCTTTGGCACTTGCTATAGGTTCAATTAATTCAGCTAAATTTTTACATTTAATATCTTTATTTATGTTTCCATTTTTATCTTTATAAACAAAAATATTTCTTGTATGGTCAGTGCATGAAATCATTTTTGTACCATCATCATTTTTTAGACAAGGTGCGACGTATCTACCAATTGATTTCTGTCCATCATAGAAATCAGATGGTTTTATGTTATTTAAAGCAATACAAAATCTATTTTTTATTTCATCATGATCATACACACTTAAATTATTTATTATATTATTTGTATTTGTAGTTTTTGGCTGTTTTGCAATATCACTAATAGTTTCATGATCTTTTTTATATATGTTATTTTCAGTTTCTAATTTAATAATATAATCTTTAAGTTCTTGAATCTTTTTTTCATATTCTATTATTAGTTTTTTATTGTTTTCATTTGTCTCTTTCTTTTTTTCTTTACAAATATTTAAATGTTTCTTTATATTTGCAAAAGTTTTATTGCAGAATTCACATTCTATTAAATCGGATTTTACATTATCAATAGTTTTACTTTGTATCTCTAAACATTTCTTATTATTTTTTATATGATAATTCAAACTGCTAACTGTCTTAAGAATACTTTTACAAAACTCACATTCCATTTATTATTTAAAAATAATTTTTTAAATAATAAATTATAATAATTTTAAAAGATCTTTATAATCGTTTAAAGTTATTATTTTTGTTTTTAATAATTCTGTTATACTTTCAAATTTTTTAAATTCAAATTCTTTCTCTATTTTTTTTATTTCTATATGATATTTAACTTCTTGATTTTCTTCTAATATAAATTCTTCATTTTCATTTTGTTTAATATCATTTTCATAATATTCAATGTTACTTAGTCCAATCTTTATTTTATTTACCAATATATTAAAATTTTCTTCATCAAGCAAAATACACTCTTTTCTCTTTTCATATTCAAATTTTACATTTAACTGATTAGCTAATGTTTTAATATAAAATTCCATTTTAGATGATGTATATCTATTTTTTATTTCTATTGCATGTAAAAATATCAAATTCTCTTTCTTCTTATCTCTTTTATGACTTTTAAGTCTTTCCTCTATATCACTTGTTACTCCAAATTCTATACAGCTATAATCTTCATTATCTACATTTGGATATTTAGAAATATATTCAGAATGTAAATGTGTCGGAATATTAAACTTTATAAAATAAACTATATCTTTACCATAATATTCAATTGGACAGTAATCAACATTTCTATTAAATATAGTAGTTTCATAATTATTTAGTCTATTTTGAAGTTTATTAATTTTTTCTTGATACAAGTTTTCGAGTTCTTTATTACTTTTCTCATTACCAATTTCAACTTTACCAGTAATAAATAAATTATCTAAAACATTGGAAACTTGTACTGAAAAATAGGGAGAAATCCATTGAGACATATGATAACTTACTTTTCTATGTACATAAGTACCTTGATTAACTCCCCCTTGTTTTATATCTATCAAATCCGTGGTCGGAATTCCGACCACGGAAGAAAGAGCCTGTAAATAGTCTTGAGTTTGTTTACTCTCTTTGTAATGTTTAAATTCTTTTCCGCCAGCTTTACAAAGTTGAGTAGCATTAATATATCCATCACTTCTGATACCAATATTCATAATCTCACCATTTTCGAGTATTAACTTAAAAGTCATGTCTTCATTATTAATTAAATTTTTATTTGGTTTTAGAATAGGTTTTAAGATCTTTTCATTATAAACATTAATTTCAGTTTCTAATTTAATAATATAATCTTTATGTTCTTGAATCTTTTTTTCATATTCAACAATTATGTTTTTGTCTTCTTTTTTATTTTCTTTCTTCTTTTCTTTACAAATATCTATATGTTTTTTAATATTTGCGAATGTTCTATTACAATATTCACACTTTACTAAAGCTGAATTTACACTACCAATAGTTTTACTTTGTATCTCTAAACACTTTTTATTATTTTTAATATGATAATTTAAACTACTTACTGAATTAAGAATACTTTTACAAAATTTACAATCCATTTTATATTAAAAATTTAATTTTTTAAATTAAGATGATTTTGATAAAATTATCAAAATCTCTCCAAATTTTAAAACGACACTCATATTTTCAAACATAAAAAACAGTTTACAAATGGATAATAGATTTCCAAACTGTAAATAATGTTACGTTGTTACATTTGGACGTACATATCCAAATTTGGCCAAATTTGTACATTTTTATACAAATTACAGATTTTTTAAGACTGTTTTTCATGTTAAAATCCTATTATTAATTTTGAAACTGTTTTTCAAGTTCTCGAAAAATACTACACAATTATTGTGTGTGTTGAAAATATTATATCCTAAAACTTTTCATTTTTAAAAACTTTTTGTACAAAGTACGAAAATATTTTTTATAATTTATACTTTTCTAAAAAATAATTTTTCATTTTTAAAAACTTTATATTTTAAAAATAATTTTATCTCCTCCTCCTTTTTAAAAACTTTAAAAGTTTTAAGTATTTATTATTTTTAAACTATATGATTAGTTTAAAAAATATTATTTTAAAATATATTGATTTACCTTGGAAATATACTATAAATCAATCTTTTAAATATGATTTGAACGAAAACGTTCAAATTTTAATAGTTTTTTCAAATTTTAACAGAAACGTTCAAATATTATTCATTTTTTTAGGCTAATTTATACTTGGAAATATTGTGTAATTAAAATTTTTACGATAATTCATCATTGTATAAAAATATACAAATGGAAACTGTGTATCTGGTAAAACGTCTTCATCTTCCAAAAGACTTTTATAATGAACACATAATGGTTTAATTAATTTACATGTTTTTGTAGATCTAGTTTTATCAAAAGTTAAAAAAAAATCTTTTATAATTGACCAAGGTCTTTCACTGTAATAAAGCTCTTTAAGTTCCATATTTTATAATTATAATTCAATCCTTAAATAAAAATCTACTTTGTTTAAAAAAAAACAATTTTAAAATATGTATTATAAATAAAATAATGCAAAGAAATTCTTACAGAAATATAAATAAATTTGGTACTAAAGTTAATGATTCGGAAGTAATAAGTCCATTAACGTATTGTATAAATGATACTGCAGATAGAATGTTCTTACACGGAGGAAACTCTGTAATATACGGACAAAATTCTAAACCCTGTCAAAGTTTTTTATCTGAATACTGTGCTCAAAATTGGGATGATGCTTGTGAATATGCAAGTAATAATAAAGAAATGTATTTTCCAAACGATCTTGTAACTAGTAATATAGATGGTTTTACTTATAGTCCTGGTAGAATGTCTGCAGGAGATATCCTAATAAGAAATACAGCTACTGAAAAATATCTAGTTTCTATGGGTAATTGTATGCCTAAATATGAACCTTTTGATCCAACAGTTGCAAATTCTCCTATGATTAAGTATTGGATACCGAATGAATATGGTGCTAACGGAAATTGTATACCAATATATAGTGTAAATCCAAAAACAATAGACAACGATATAGTTATGAATAAAATTTTAGCAAAACCTAATATAGCATTAGATATACTTATAAATATATATAATAATTTTAAAAGAAATAATGCACTAAATGAATTACAAAATACAAATTTAGGTAAATTTTTTATGATGAATTCAAATGTTTTTAATTAAAATGTTTATTTATAATAAAATGAAACGTAAAAGTAAAAACTTAAAAGTAAAAAAACTTAAAAGTAAAAAACTTAAAAATGATGGTACAAAAAAAATTATAATGGATAAGATCATCGAGAAATACCAAAATATTATAAACAACTTATACAAAATTATTGAACAAAGAATTATAAATATTTTAAGTATTGAAAGAGAAGAAAGACACTTTATTCCTTTTACAGATGAACAAATAATGGATTTTATAACAGAATATAATGAAGAAATATGGAATATGATAGCAAATATGGTTGAAGAATATGGAATAGGGAAATTTAAAGATCCAGAATCTAACTTAATAAATTATTATCTTTACCAATATTTACCATTACCTACATATATTAATTAAAATTAAACTAATTATTAGTTTAATTTTAAAAAGTTTTTAATTAATGTATTTCAATATCAATTAAAAATGCATATATAAACTCATAATCTGATATATTAAACTCAAAAGCACCTATCATTTTTTTTGTTTTTAACGAATACAAAGTAAAATTTCTAGCAGAACAACTTCCTATTGTAAATATATGAGTTTCTATAATTATATTTTTTTGCGAATTTAGTTCATACGATAAATATGTTTCATTTGTTTCTATAAAATCAGGTTTATCTACTCGTTTAGTTTTATTTGTAGTTTTATTAACTCTTTTCCAGTCGTTATTTTGTTTTAAATTGATATTAATTCTTTTATGACACTTTGAACTTTTATTTGAATAGTATTTTCCGTATTTATTTGCAATGACAAATTTACTATCAAATAAGTTTGATAATGTAGTATCAATTCTATAAATACATTTATCTACATCAACATATAAAGTAATATTTTTATCTTCCGTTGGAATCTTTAGTTCTAGTTTTAATTCAAATTTTTTAATTATAATTGGAAATAATCTAGAAGAGTACTCTTTTGAATTGATAAGTTTTTTTTCATATAGAAACTCAAGCCATTTTTCTTGTATTAAATATATCATAATACTTTCAAGTTTATGAGAAATAAATTGCATTTGGACCATAAAATTAGTGTTCTGTTCAAAAAATTCTTTTATTAGTTCTGTTGCGCCATAACAAAAAGTTAATGTTTGTTGAATCTTATAAGGTTCGTGTTGTCTTAAAACATAATAAATGTACCATTGTAATGCCCAAACTTCATCATTAATTTTAATAACATCATTTTTATTTTTTATTTTATTACATATACAGTATTTTATCATCTTATTAATGAGTTTTAATTTTTTATCTTCAATTTTGTTTTTGATAAGATTTTGCATTTTACTTGGTAACACGTATATTATTTTTAATAAACAACAAATATATTCATCATATATTGAAAAATCTGATAAAAATTCTTTTTCAGAAATTTTTTTAATGGGATGGACACAACACCATATTTGTCCACCGTATTGTTTGATTACATCCACGTGTTTTCCGTCGTTTATTTTAATTACACATCCATTATAAGAACACTTTTCGTATCTATGAGATCCTCCATTATAGTGTTCTCTTTCATATTCAATATAATCTCCAATTTTTATCATATCCATCCCCAATATTTATGTATGGTGGTACAGTATTATTTCAATTTTTATTTTTCCACATAAGTTTTGCTCTTGAATGTAATTGTTTATCTGTTAGTTTAGGATTTTCCTTTTTAAGTTCTTGAACTTTAATATTAATAAATTCATTTTTAGTAAGAATTTTATTAATCAAGTTATTATGATTGTTTTCATCTTGAATTCTTATTGTATTTTTTGCTAAATCTTTTTCACGTTGAATATAAATATCTAAATTTTTCTGATCTCTATCGATGTCTATACCCATTTTTTTGCCATTTTCAATTGCAGTTTTACATGCGCGTTTCCCATCTTCAAAATCTTGAGAATAAAAAGATACAATACCAAGTAAGTGCCATCGTTTATATTGATAAATAAAACGATCTATAAATAAAATACAGTGGTCTGGATAATTTAAACTACATGCTAATCTATAAAATGTAAAAGATAAATCCCATTTTTCTTTAGACTGGTAATATTCACCTATTTTAACCAATGGTTCAGCTCTTGGAATTAATTCATATGCTTTCATATACCATGCTAAACAATCATACCAATCTAAATGTAATTTTTCTCCGAGTTCTCCACATAAAAATGATGCCTGATATCTTTCTTCGTAAAATCCAATTAAAGTAGTTCTTAATTTGTAATAATAATATGCGTTTTCAAAATCATTTAAACAAGAATATGTTTGAGCGAGATAGAAAACAGTTCTAGGTTCAGTTGGATCTTTTAAATATTCTTCTTTTAAAAGTTTTTCATCTCTAATAAAACGTTTTGAAGTTTTATCATCATCTTTAGTTCTATCTTGATATAAAACAATATGATCAGAAGCTCTTCCAAGCAAACAATCGTCTTTATTATCTGGATGATTTAAATATTCGTGTACAACTCCAACAAATCTCCATCCACTTCTAGATTTCATAAGTCTAGAATTATAATATTTTGTTAAAGAACCACTCCACCATTCTTGTGAAATTAAAAATGCAGATTTTTCAGAATTCATATTTTCTTCTGCGAATTTTCTTAAATCATCACCATTTCTAAGTTCATCATTAGTATCTAATAATAAAAAATAATCTACATCTGGAAACATATCTCCAAAATCTAATGATTCATTTCTAGATACACAGAAATTAATAAATTCTCCTTGTTTAAGACGTAAAGGAATATTATTTTTTTCGCTAAATTCTTTACATATTTCGATAGTATTATCGGTCGAACCAGTATCGAATACAATTAAACTATTTGCAAACTTTTTTATACTATTTAAAGTAATGTGAAGTCTTTTATGTTCATTCTTAACCATAATTAATGCGGCTATATGTACTTTCATAATTAATAAATAATAATTATATGTTTAAATAAAAATTATTATTTAAATTAAAATTTCATATTTTATATAATAAATGAACATAAAATTAGAAGATATTTTAGGTGTAGTTTTATTAACAGTTATAGCTGTATTATTAGGGTGTCAAATTAAGGAAAAACAATGTAAAAGACCCCGATATACATGTGGAATTGAAGGTGGTTGTGAAGTTAGTGTAAATGGTCATTACGAATCCAAAGAAGAGTGTGAATCAAAATGTGGAAAACCTATTTAAAATAATAAAATTTAAAATAAAATGGAACCTGAAAAAGAAGACGGTAACGTTGAATATAAATTAAAACTTGTTGATAAGGGAAAAGAAAGAATTGAAAGTCTTGCAACACAGATGAGGTATAGATGTATTGAAGGAGGAGGCGAATGTATTTACAATTTGGGTGTGGAAGATGATGGACAAATCGTTGGAATTACTGAAAAAGAATACGATGAAACAATAAAAAATATTAATTTAATAGCAGATAAGAATAATTATTCGGTAAATATTTTAACCATTGTTAATGTTAAAGAAGATAAAAAAATATATGAAGTATTAATTAGAGAGAAAAATGAAAATAAATATATTGATATAAAAGTTGCAGTTGCAGGAAATGTAGACAGTAGTAAGACTACTATTGTAGGGTGTTTAATAACTGGAAAAAATGATAATGGGAGAGGATTAACAAGAAGTTTTGTATTTAATTATGTTCATGAATTAAAATCTGGAAGAACATCTTCTATAACACATCAGATTTTAGGTTTTGATTATGACGGAAAAGTTGTAAATTATCAAGGTGTAAATAAACCTTCATGGACAGAAATAATTCAAAAAAGTGCTAAAGTAATTTCTTTTTTTGATTTAGCAGGTCATGAAAAATATTTAAAAACCACAATACTAGGTTTAACATCATCATTCCCAGATATATGTATGATAATGGTAGATGCAAACAATGGCATTAAACCAATGACTAAAGAACATATATTTTTATGTGTAACTTTAAAAATTCCATTTATAATTATAGTATCTAAGATTGATATATGTAAAGATAGACCGAATATTTTAAAAGAAACTATTCAAGGTATAAATAAATTTTTAAAATTTCCAGGAATTAGAAGAATAGCAATACAAATTAAAAATCAAGATGATATTGTATTATTAGCAAAAAATATATATAGTGAAAGTATAACTCCTATATTTAAAACATCTTGTGTTACAGGTGAAGGTTTAGAAAAACTTAAAACATTTTTGAATATAGTAGGAAAAAGAAATTTAAATAATGGAGATGATGATATTGTTGAATTTTATATTGATCACGTATTTAATGTTATAGGTTTTGGAACTGTTTTAGGAGGACATTTAATTAGTGGAAAAATTAATGTAGGAGATAAATTATTTATTGGTCCACATTCAGGTTTGTTTGAAAACATTACTATAAGATCTATATATTGTAAAAAAACTCCATTACAAACTGTTTCATATGGATCATATGTTTGTTTAGGAATTAAGAAAATTGATAAAATAAATATTAAAAAAGGTAATGTAATAATTTCAAATAAAACACCTAAACTTATAGTTAAAAAATTTATAGCGGAAATTAATGTTTTACGTACACATTCAACAACTGTTAAAGAAGGATATGAACCATTATGTAATGCATATACTATTAGACAGGTAACTAAAATTATATCAATAAAAAATAAAAAAAATTTAAGAGGATACGTGATAAATGATGATAATATATTGAGAAATGGTGATACAGCAGTAGTAGAATTAGAATTTAAATATCATCCAGAATATTTAAAAAATGGCACGCGATTTATACTTTCTGAGTCAAAATGTAAGATAGTAGGAGAAGTTATTTCGATATAAATTTTAAACTAAAATAGTTTAAAATTATTTAAAAACTTTATATTTAAAATAAATGTCATCTATGATGAAAGAATCGGAAGAATATTTATTTGAAATTAAAATATCAAATTTTAAAATAGTACTAACGCAATTAGTAGAATATATTGAAAATTTAAGCGTAGATGAAGATGATGAAGATGATAAAAATAATATTATTAATTTAGGAGGAGAACTTGTAAAACAATATGAAATAATTATTAATAAAATAGAAAGTTTTAAAGAAGATATTATAAATATAACTACCAATAAAGTTAATTTAGAAGGTAAAATTGCAAAATTAAATATTCTTTTGAATGATGCTGATATGGATATTAATAAGTTACAAGAACTTTACGACAACGAAAAAGACAAACATCACATAGTTTTAAAAAAAATAAAAGAACTTCATAAAAAAGATGAGGATTATAATTTAGAATTACATAAAATAAAAGAACTTTATAAAAAAGATAAGGATGAACACGAATCAGATTTAAAAAAATTAAAAGAAGTAACATTAAAACTACAAAAGACTAACGAATTTGCGCAAGAATTAGAAAATCTATTGAAAGAAAAAGTAGATGAGGTTCTATGCTATAAAAAAAAGTTTGAAGATTTAAACAATGAAACAGAATATCCACATCTTGATACAAATAAAAAATCGATAGTTTATTTTGAAAAAATTATCGAAAGTAATAATAAAATCTTACAACAGAAAAGCGAAAAAATTAAAAATTTAGAAAAAGAAAATAAAGATAAATTCGATCAAATATTAGATTTACAAACTATAATAACAAAGAAGGACGAATATATAACAGAAATAGAAAATAATATTTCAAGATTAAATAAAGACTATAGTGAAAAAATTAAAAATTTAGAAAAAGAAAATAAAGATAAATTCGATCAAATATTAGATTTACAAACTATAATAACAAAGAAGGACGAATATATAACAGAAATAGAAAATAATATTTCAAGATTAAATAAAGACTATAGTGAAAAAATAAATTTAAAACAATGTACGAATCTAGAGAATGAAATATTAATTGAAAAATATAAAGAGGAAATGGATTGTTTAAAAAAAGAAAATAATAATTTAAAATTACAAAAAAATATAAATGATCTAGAAATACCTCTAATAGACAATAAAGTAAACGATAAAGTAGATAAATGCTCTATGTGCAATATACTTTAATTGAATTAGATATTTAAAGATAAAATTTTTTTTATAAAATGATATATACTCATAGTAAAGAAAGTGCGTTAACAACACCTCAAGATAGAGATAAAGTTAATAGATGGAAACCTGACCAATTTGTTGAATCTTTAACAAATGATGAAGCTGTTCATGCGGTTACAGAACTAACTGATACAAAATTTATAGAGAAATTTCCAAGAGTTGATAGAACTTATGCAGATGATCCAGTACCTATGCAAAATTTTGCATTATTTAGTTTTATGCCTGCTAAGGGTGCATCACCAAATGAAAATGGAATTTTTGGTTTTGCAAAGATTAGAGGTTCATATTCAAGTCAAATGGAAGCAAATCAAAGAGCTGAATATATTGTTAGAAAATTAGATTCTTATAATAAAATATTTCATACTTATGTTGGAAGACCTTTTCCAGTTACAATTGATAGTAAATATTCTGCGGAAACAAGTGAAGTTGATATTAGAAAACAAATGACTGAAACTGTATCTCAAAATATTAAATCAAGTAAGGACGTAGACTATAAAACGATGCAAGAAATGAAAGAAAAAGAAGATGCTCTTTTGAAAGATGTTAAGAATGAAGAAATAGATCCTTATGAGGATTATATTACACAAAGAGTTAAACTAGCACAATTGAGTTTTACTTATCTTGAACATCAGAAAAAAATGGAAGAAATTAAGGATATTATTATTAAAACTAGAGAAAAAGTTTCTGATTCAGATGAAAAATATCCAGAATTTAAGGAAAGTTATTATAAAAAATATATGGATGCAAGAGAAAGTGCAGGGATTAAGGAAAGCAAAGAAGATACACAGGGTAACTTTATTAAATATTTAGTTGAAGATGCTGATTTAGGATTTTAAATATTTTTAAACTGATACTAGTTTAAAAATAAATTATATTAATAATCTTCATCAACAAAATATACTAACTCTAGCTTATAATTATCTTCTAAGTAAGAAATATCTTTATCATATTCTTCAAGGAAATTTTCTATAAATTTTATAGCATCATTTTCATCTAAAATTTGTACGGACTTGTTTAAAAATTCTTCATTATTACTAAACTCAGCATAAACACAATTTTTTGCATAATTTGCTTTATATTCGCCATCATTTATTCTTTTTACAATACTATCGCAAACTTCTTCTTTATTAACATTTAAAATTAAACGATAATAGTAATCATCATCTAATAAATCAATATTTATAATACAAAAAAACATTTTTATAACCTGTTTATAAGCTATAAAAATAATTTTTAAATTCAATTTTAATTAAAAAGTTTTTGTCTTTACTACAAGAAAATTTTCAAAATATTTATTATATGCATCACAATGATTAGACGATATACTTTCTGTATTTATTGTAAAATAAATTCCATTTGAAGTATGTGTATAAATATATTTACCAAAAACTGGAGGTGGCAATGAAGGTACTAAATCTGATGTATTTCCTATACGATATATATGTTCATTATCTAGTATTTTAACAAAATTATTATTCCCTGTACGACATGATGCAAAGTTGTATAATACTCTTTTATTACATAGAGTATTCATAGTTATATCAAACATACATATATTAGATATAGATGCTCCTAAAGAATAACCTGTTACTACTATTGTAGTATCATCATTTACATATGTTTTTAATAAATCTATAAATGATTCACGTAAACTATTATACATATTATAATGTTGTAAATGTACTTTATATATATCATCTGTTGTAATAGCTATTGGAGATGTTTGTCGTGCATCAAAATCATCTAACCATTCACTAAGTTTTGTAGTACCTGCAAAAGATATTATTATAATATTAAGTTTTTTAGAATAATAAACAATTGAAAGTTTTTGTTTTTTCATTCCATACGTATCATATATATTTAATTTTCCAATTATTTCAAAATCAACAATTGTAGGAATATTAGAATCGTCTTTATCTAATGTCCAAGAAGTAACATCTATATTTAAAAAAAATAAAGTACTTGCTATATCTTTATCATATACAGATATATCAAAACTACTTATAACATGAGTCATTTTAATTCTTAAAAATAAAAAAAATATTTATTTAATTGATAATTAGTTTATAAAAATTTACTTTATAAAAATGTTTTGACAAAAATAAAAATAAAATTTTAAAACTCTTTTTAAAAATAAAAATGTCATGTTATAAAAATGAAGTTGATTTAGATACTAGAATCAGTGAATTTTATAGAATAAAATCTAAATATACAGATAGAATACCTATTATAATCGATTATAATAAGGATTTAATATCTTTTAATTTAAAAAGAAAATTTTTAGTAACTTATGAAGTAACTGCTTCTTATTTGTTAAGTATTTTAAGAATGAAGTGTAAAATAGATAGTACAAAAGCTATATTTATGTTTTGTAATAATAAATTAATTTCCAGTGGAAGTATGATGACTGAAATATATGAAAATTATCAAAATGAAATGTTAAAAGATGAAGAATTTAGAAGAGGAGATAAGTTTTTATATATTAGAATCTCTTCTGAAAATACATTTGGTTAAAAAATATTTTTAAACTATATACAAGTTTAAAAATTAATTATAAATATTATTTTTACTTTTTCTTAGAAACGGCTTTAGTTTTTGGTTTTTGATTTTCCATTGTTTTTAACCATTTAGTATATTCTATTTCAAATTCTTGTAAATCGTTTAACCACATCTGTTTTTCATTTATATTTTTTACATTATCTAATTTTGTTTTCATAGATTTGGTTTCATTATTTAATTCTTTTACTTTGTTTGATGTGAATGTTCGGACTTGTAATCTTAATAGATATTCATATCCATTTTTAGTTGAACTTTCAGAATCTTCATTCTCATCTTTAAAATCTTTATCATACCCACGTTTTTCTAGTTCTTCAACTACTTTATTTTCTTCAACATTCATAATATTCAATTCTTTATTTATTATTTCTTTTATAAAACGTTCTTTATTACTCATAAACTTCAATTCTTTTTCTATTTTGGAAATAATATGATTTTTTCTTTTTGTATAGTATTCATATCTCATTTTACAAAAGTCATCGATAATTATTTCTAAAGTATATTTTTTAATTTGTTCCTTTTCATTAAACATAACCATATTAGTAGTATGTAAATATGAATATAATTTCAAGTTATTAAGATTACATGAAAATCCATCTTCGGATTCTGTAATTATAAAATCAACTTTATTATAGCTTGAATTATTTTTCATATTTTTAATTTTCTTATCAACAAGCCAATCTTCACACATTTCTTTAAATTTATCCATAGACATTCCAATAGGTAATTCAGTTACTTTAACCTTAGTACCATCTTTTTCAATTTTACCATATGATACAAATTTATTATCATCTTTCTCAATTTTACCTGTATATCCTCTATACCATGGAATTAAATCTGGTAATAATGAAAAACTTGCTTTTTCGTCTTCATCTGGATCATTTAATATAATTTCTCCATCATTTTCTAACCAAATTTTTACACATTCAATTACATCTAACGGATTGAAGCTAGGGATTGAACTAGACCAACCAGTACCTATCCCTAGAGCTCCATTAACTAATACTATTGGAATAATTGGTAAATAAAATTTAGGTTCAACAATATCTCCATCATCAACTACATACTCATATAAAACATCATCTTCTTCTCTAAACAATAGAGGAGTTAATGTTTCCATTTTTGTAAAAATATACCTTGGGCTTGCAGCATCTTTCCCGAAAGATAATCTTGTCCCGAATGCACCGTCTCTATATAATAGAGGAACATTATTAGATCCAGGAAATTCTTGTGCGAGTTTAATTATAGTATCATAAAGATTTTGTTCTCCATGATGATAATTAGTATGTTCAGCCACATATCCACCAAGTTGAGCAACTTTAAGAGATTGTTTGTTATATGTTAATTTTCTTTTCTTGACTGCATAAAGTATCTTACGCTGACTCTCTTTAAATCCGTCAAATAAACTTGGAATACTTCTTTTACAATCGGCATGAGAAAATTTTATGACCTCATTATTAAGAAAATCTGAAATATTCATATTTACAATATTACCAAAATCATCTAGTGAAAAAGTAGGATTTGGATCATATTTTTCTAACCAATTTTTTCTTTCATCTGAAAACTTTTTATGGAATACTTTTTCCATACTTGTATTTAGAATATCATCGGTATTATATTCTATCATTTTAGCCCCAAAAGTATCTGGAACATCTTCAATTTTTGTAGTACCTAGACCCTTATAATACTTACTTTTAAAAGATTTAGTTTGTTTACTTTGAAATTCTTTAAACTTATTTTCATCATAAAAAAGCAAATCACCTTTTGGATTAAATACTCTTACAATAGGTGTGGCCATACTAACAATATAAGGTTCTTCACGCTTTAATAAACTTGGATAAAGAAAATGAAAAAAATTCATTAGTAAGCCAGAAATATGCAACCCATCGCACTGTCTTTGTATCATATTTCCAACACCGGCATTAATACGACCGGTTTTTGTTTCAATATCATATACAAATCTATTAGTATAATTAGTTTCGTATACTGCTTTAACTTCTCCAGAATAAAATCTTCTATATCTTTTACTTATATTTATAGTAAATACATCTACTTTGTCTTTTTTTTCTTTTATATTATAACAATAACCAAGTCTTTCAGCGATATAACATAAACCTTGAGCTCCTACTTGACCTAGAATATCAAACCCTTCGGAATTTTTATTTTCTTTTAACCATCTAAATCCATCACCTTCATAATAACCTTCTAAAAATGATTCTTGTATTATAATATTATTGTTTAATATTTCATCTGGTATTTTTTTTAATTTATCAGAAGTATAAAATCTATTTCTCATAGTAGAAATAAATTCATCCACTGATTTTCCACCATTTAAAATTAATTTAAATGATCTTTGTTGATTTTCTTTTACTGTTACTTCAACTATTGTCCAATTAAAATCATAAATATTTTTCATTATATCTAAAGCTTTTTTAAGTTTATTATAATCGCAATTTGAAATATAATATGAATAATCAGTTCTTAAAAGTGTCGATTTTAGTTCTTTACTTATTCTATTAGAATTTTTAATTGCATTTTTAAGTCTTATTTTAGAATTTTTAAGATTTTCAGATATACGTCCATATTTCATTTTTTTTTCTTTTAATTCCTTAAGTTCAGTTGTATATCTATTAACATTATTTGTATGAATTTTAATCCATTTTTTCCATCTTTCCCTAGATTTTTCAGTATTTATTTTTGTTTGTTTTATTCTATCTTTTTCAAATGTATATATACCACAAGAACCATCAGCAAAAAAGAAACCCCAAACCCATGCTTCATCTTTAGTTATATTATAATCATATGTAGATGGTTGTTTATATTCAGAACAATATTTCATCTCATTATTAAAATTATTAATTAAATCAGATTTATTATACATCATACTTGTTTTAAAGCATTGAAGATTATTAGAAGCCATTTTAATATCTTGCAAATTCATTTTATTATTTATTTTTGGAATATTCTCAACTCTTCTATTTCTTAATAATCTATCTCCGATTTTTATATCTTTGGCTTTAATTTCTTTTCCATTTTCTAATAAAAAAGTGTGATCTTCTGTACATCTTACAATACCTGAATATGTATTTATTGTTAAAATACGTTTAGTAGTTTTTTTTTGTTTTATAGCTTTTATAGGTACCCATTGTGTATCACTCCATACTTCTATATCATTAACTAATTGACAATCTATATTTAAATTAACATCAAATAAATTTTGAATTTGTATAACTGATACAATATTATTTTTTTTAATCAGTAACGCTGTATCATCTGTAAAACAATCTGCATCTGTAAGCAAAATAACTTTTCCATAATTTAATGTTTTAAAATTTTTATCATCTGTATAATCTGTATCAACTTTTATACCCAATGCTTGGATTAAATCTGTAATAACTGCATTTTTTGCAATTATTGTTGGAGAAGAGTTTCTACAGTTGAGGACTTTTCCTTTCAATGGAAGACATCCAAACCAATTTCTTCCAGACTTTTCACCTACACCTTTACTTATACCTGCAACTGCATAAGTCTTAGCTGACAAACCTTCACATAAAATTAAACTACATTCATGTGAAAATTTAGTTCCTGCATTATTAGCTGCATCATACCCTTCGATTTTTACATAACCTTTCTTTTTCTTTTCTGTTTTCTTTAGAACTACCATCTCCTTTGCTTTTAACATATCTTCAATTTCTTCTATAACAGACCATTTTAAAAGTTTCTTAATATCTGCAGACTTAACTTCAAACTTTACTTTTGGGGCTTCGAGTTTTTCCTTGCTTTGCGAGTCAAATTCTGGTTTATCAACTTTACAAGTCACAAAAACTTTAAAGAATTGTTTAATATCGTTAATTTTTAAAGCAGGCTTTCCTTTCTTTGTAAATTTTTCTACCAAAGGTCTAAATAATGCTTCACATACAGAATCTACATGTTGTCCTCCTAATCTATTATAAATACCATTTGTAAATGAAATATGTTGAAAATCTTTTGATCTTGTAACTACTACTTCAACATTTTCATGCTTTATATTTAAACTTTCATCTTTCTCTTCTTCATCATCATTTTCTATTGTGGAATAGAGTTTTGAATAAGATAATAGATTATTAACGTTAATTAAATCGTTATTAAAATAAACTTTAACTTTAGTCAACATTGCAGCATCTATTACATATTTTAAATATAAACCTATCAAATCATCGGTATAACCCTCTAAATCAAACTGTTTAAAATCGGGAAAATATTTTACCTCTGTATAACCTTTCTTTAATGTTGTACTTTTTACAATTGGTTTATCAGGAGATTTCATATTATTTGACCATGTTTGTTCAAAAGTTTTTTTGTTATTCGGATCTAAACCCTTAACAATAAACTTTTTTGAAAAAATACAACTCAACTTACTTCCGAGACCATTGAGTCCTGATATTTCACGCTCTTCGTTATCATCGTAGTTCGATCCGGTAAGAAGATGTCCAAAAATTAATGTATGATTATACATTTTTTCTTCTGGATGCATCTCAATTGGAATAATATCTCCATCATTCCAAACTGTCGTTTCTCCTGTTTCTTTATTAATATTAACTTTAATAGCTGTACAAGGTATTTTAGCTTTTCTAGATCTTTCAACATTATCAACTGCATTTGATAATACTTCAATGAAAATTCTAAGAACAGCTGGAGACGCGGTTACAAATTTTTTAAATATTCTATATTCTTCTGATTCGTTATCAAATTCTGCTATAAAATCTTCATATGTCTTAAGTGTTTTACTTCCAACATACATAGAAGATCTTAATAATATATGATCTATTGGATCTTTCTTTGTATAAACTTTCTTTGGTGGCATACTCCTATTTTTTAATTATGATATCAAATTTTAAAATCAATTTTATTTTAAAATTAAATATTTTTAGTCTGTAACTATATATGATATTATATTTTTTATCATTTCAATTGGTAATTCAATATTTGTTTTTAATAAATCTTTTTCTATATCTTGTAAACAATATTTACACGGATTCGGAAAATAATCATCATCTTCTTGATTTTCGTTTTCAAAAATAAAAATATTTTCATTACATAATACACAAAATTCATACGAACAATCTGTGCAATAAATATTATTTTTATGTTCAGTTGATATATATTCTTTACATACAAAATATCCACAATTTGAACATTCTTTACTATCTATACATTTATTACATTCATATTCGCAATGATTTTCACAAAAACTATAACATTCATGACATTTATTCATACCACAACATTCAAAATACATTGAACATCTAAAACAACAATTTCTAGTACATTCTTCACATATTAATCTACAATTTTTACATGACATTATACTACAGTTTGAACATTGACCATATTCCGATTCTTGAAAAGATTCATAAGAATATTCACATTTAATACAATCAAATTCATAATTTTCTGATTCTGATTCAACTATTGACATTATTATAATAATTTTACATATTTAAATACAATTTTTAAAAATATATTTTTTTATATTTATTATTAAATAAAATGAAGATTTTTCCATTTTCACATGAAATGTTGATGAATTTAAATATAGGTTTGTCAACTGTTCACGCTCTATTTTCAATTACAATGTTTATTCTAGTTTTAAGTAAAGTTGAATTACCAGACTTTTTATTACCATTATTTTTAGTAGTATCAATTGTCGTATGTATTTTAATTTTATTGTATTCTATCCAATGTAAAACTATTGAAATATAAATTTTAAACTATTTTTAGTTTAAAATTTTATTTAGTTTAAAATTTTATTTAATTTAATTTAATTTAATTTAATTTAATTTAATTTAATTTAATTTAAGATCTACACACTGGTTGTAAATTATTATCTGTAGAAGAAAATGTACCGTCAAGATTTTGAGTAACAGAACCATTATGAATTGTATTATTTTCTAACTCAAATTCTCCTTTTCCAGAAATTTGTCTTGTTAATCCTTCACTAACTTCTCTCATCATATTTCTGAATCCTACTGGAGTAGCTTCGTAATCACAAGACATAGTTACACCTATATCTTTTGCAACACTATATGAATCCTGATTCGCTCCTATATAAATAACTTTCCATCCCATTTTTTCAAGAATATTTATTTGATTTTTAACTGATTGTGAATTATTTTTTAGTGAAGAATTTTCACAACCATCAGTTATAATTACTAAAATACCGTTTTTAATACCATCCACAATAAATGGGGAAGTAATTTCAATTATCGAATCGTAAAGAGCTGTCATACCATCTGGTGTGAAGTCTTCAATTTCTCCAATTTCTGTTCCTATAACATCTTTATGAATGTATTTCATTTTATTACTAAAAATAGCAAGCGTAGACTTAAAAGGTCCTGCTATTTTTTGATCTTCGTACAATTTGTGAAGTGATTGAATCCTTTCTTTACCCATAATTGACATTGATCCTGAATTGTCAAGTAAAACTCCAACTGGTGTATATTCGATTTTATTATTCATATCTTTTATTTCTAATGATAACATATCCCCGAATAAAGTTTCGGGTGTTAGGAAAAATAATCAATTTTATTTTTCTATATCTAAATCTAATATTAATAAAATGTATTCAGTTATTTTGTCATTTACATAACCATTCTCAACTAAAAATATACAATATTCTGGATCAATTTTTACAACATCTTTGTATTTTGTATTTTTATATTTATTTTTATAGCATGTCCATTCTCCTACCTTAAGTATATTTGAACAATAACTACATAAATAATAAGCATCTTCAAAGTTACGATGTTCTTTATTTACAAAATATATCATAGTATTTTTAACATTATCACATTTTTTACATTTAGAAGCAATAAGACCATCTAAACATTTTTTACACGAATTAAATTTATATTTACCTGACGAATATTCTTTAACTTCTACTGTATCACATCTTACACATTTTGAAATATTATTAAAACAATCTTTGCATAAATAAGTTATTTCTCTGTCTTCATTTAAATAATTTTTTGTACCTTTTCTTAATACAATATTACAATTTTTACAAACAGAATTTCCATTTTGCAATCTCTCACGATCACTTTTCATTTTAATAGCTTTAGCATATAATACTTCACTAACTTTCTGAACACATATTGAACCAACTTTAAATGTTGTACATGTCGGTATATGCGTAATATAATAAAGATATTTTATATCATGTTTACATATACATTCTGTTTCTCCATCTATATAATCAAGATTTGTTTCAATTAGCCAATGATCTTTATTTATATTTCCAAAAAAACATTTTAAGATATAAATAAACTCGGTTCCTTGATTTTTTGTTATCAAAGGCTGACCTTCAATTCTTTCAATAATACCATCTCTTTCTACCAATATATCTTTTAATTCTGTTGGAATTTCTATCATTATTTGTATTTTAAAAATTATAATTTGATTTAAAATCAATTTTTAAAATACTATTTTCTTCTTTTACTTTTTGTTTTTATTCTTTTACTTTTTGTTTTTCTTCTTTTACTTTTTGATTTACTTCTTTTACTTTTTGATTTACTTCTTCCATCATACCAACCAAAAGTTGGAAATATTTTAAATATTTTATTTTTATTTTTTACTAAGTCTTTATATTCTTTACATTTAATATATTCTGGAAAATTTAAATTTGGAAAGTACTTATTTATGTTCAATTTAGATTTACATATTGGACATTCATAGTCTAATGGTAAACATTTTTTATGGAAATTATGTCCACAAAAAAATACCACACATTCATTATTTGGATCTTCAAGATAATTTTTTTCACATATATCGCAACTTATAAAATCTTTAAAAATATTTACACCTCTTTTTATAGATTCTTTAAAAATAATTTGTTTAATATGATCATATATTTTATCACTTAGTTTTAATTTATAGTTTGTAAAATATAAAATTGCTAATACTAACATTGTAAATTCAATATTTGTCGCTTTATAATTCTCTAAGCAAAGTTTAAATAATTCAAAGTCTTTTAACGAGTTAATAATATTTATTTTATCTACATTAGCGCCAGATTTTATTAATAACTCTACTATTTCTTTATTTTCTTGTTTACTTTCTTCAAGATATGGACCAAACATAATTTTAAAATATTCATTATTACTTTTTTGTTCCGGAATATCTACAATTCCAGTATTGTTATACATGCTGGATTTGTCTTTATCATAATATTTAATATTTGATTCTCTATCTGATTGTAGTTTTTCTGGTTTAAAATCTTTTAACAAGTTTTTATAATTTTCATCACTACCATTTAAAACAAATATATTTGGATTTTTTTTGTACTTTTTTCAATAGCATATCTATATCTTGATAAATAGGATCTACGACTACCAGTATAGTCCATAACATCATGTATATTATTAATAACAATAATTTTACAATTTCCATTAACTATTTTTATATCTTCATCACTTAACCTGCTAGTCTCTGTATTTATTCGTGGTAATATTATATGAATTCTAGGATCATTATTTGTGATATCTTTAACAAACTCCAAAATTTCATAACTACTTGACATAACACATATTTTATAATCATTTTGTATTGCAATATCAAGAGGTGTGTAACCATTTTCATTTTCTCTATTTAAATCTACACCTTCTTTTATTAGTAATTCTACTACATCTTTATTTTGTATATTTATCGCTTTATCCAGTGTAATATCTTTTTTTGCCCCACTTTTTTCTAATATATCTATTATTTCTTTATTTTTATTTAATTTAGCATAAACTAAAGGAGTATATCCTTTATCATCTTCTTTATTTACATCTGCACCTGCTTTTATAAGTAACTTTACTACGTCTTTATTATTTTTAAATATTGCATAATTTAAAGGAGTACGACCGTTTAATTCAGAATCTATATTTGACGAACTGAATCTAAAAGGTTTTTCTATATATACACCTTTATCTATTAATAATTTAACTATATCTACATTACCATTTTCAATTGCATACATTAATGCATTATTTCCATTATTATCGTATACATTAGGATTTCCATCATTAGATAACATATTTTCAACCATGTATCTATTATTATTTGAAGAAGCTTTAATTAAAGGAAAACTATCATCTGAATCTCTAATGTTAGGATTTTCAGTATACATATTTTCTAATACGATTTGAGGTGTAGAAACTGTATATTCATACATATCTTTAATATATGATGGTATACTACTAATAGATGAATATTGGTTATTATTTTGCATATAATTAGATATATTTGCACTGTCTATAGATGAAAAAGTATTTTGAGTTATTAAAGAATTAAAACCGTCATTTATTTTTTTTTGTTTCATTTATTTTATATAAATATAAAAAATGGTAAATATTTCTACTCAAAATTTTTTCAAACTAATTCCTAAATTATTTTATATAAACTTGGAAAAACGAACTGATAGAAACGGTCAATTTTTATCAAATTTTTCCGATCATGAAAAATATAATATTGAAAGGATTGACGCTTTTTATGAACCACAAAATGGAGCATTAGGTTGTTTAAAATCACATATATATACTTTAAAAAAAGCTAAAGGATTAGAATTTGAATTTATACTTGTATGTGAAGATGATTTATGTATTATTAATATGATAAAATTAAATAGTGTTTTAGATAGATTTTTTAAGGAAATAAAGATATGGGATGTACTTTTAGTAGCCCATGGAAGTACCACAATATTAAAAAATACATATAATAGAAATTTTGCTAAAATTGTAAGTGCTCAGACAACTTCAGCTTATATAATAAAGAAAGATTATATAGATACCCTTCTAAATATATATGAAGAGTCTTTAAAAAAATATGAAAGTTCAAAAAAATGGACATGTAACTATTGCGTAGACCAATCTTGGAAAATTTTACAATCTAAAGATAACTGGTATGCAGTATTTCCAAGACTTGCAAGACAAAGAGAATCATATAGTGACATAATGAATTGTGTTATAAAATATAATTGTTAATATATACCATAACTTGAATCTTTTTCCTGGTTTTGCAACTGTTGATCTATATCTTTTTGATACTTCATAGCGACTAATAAAAGTTGTTTCATAAAACCATTATTTGGATTTATGACATATCTTTTTTGTCTTACATATTCTAAAATATTATTTAACATTTTACATGGACACATTTCTACTTTATTAGTTTCATATGTCTTTCTAAGTAAATAATTCAATATTATAGTTGCAGATCTTGATACTCCTGCTCTACAATGTACAAGAACATTTTCTCCTTTTGAAATATGTTTATTAATAAAAACATATGTATCGTCAAAATGTTCAAAAATATTCATATCTGGCGTATCCGCAATATAAATATACATATGATCTATACCATTTTTTCTGTAAAAATCTAATATATTATCCGATTTATCCATAGTTTCGAGAGTGATTACAGCTTTAATATTTTTACTTTTTAAAACATTTGGATTATCGCTTTGTTCCCAGTTTGATATATATAAATGAGGTACTATTTCATTTATTTGATTAATATCATTATAGTTTGTCATTTATTAATATAAATAAATAAATTGAATAATTTAAAGATTTATAAATTAAATTTAAATAGAATGAACGTTTATATTTTGTATTATCAATATCATTTTGATTGTTATAAGAGAGCTGAAACAGGTTCTGGAATTATAGATGCTTTTGAAAACGAAGATGATGTATATAAAAGTGCTGTTGACTACTTAAAAAGAGATTTTATTGATTTTATACATAAACAAGCTGATGATTTATGCGAAGAACATAAATTTGATCATGATAATGATAACGAAACTGAATACGAATGTTTAAACTGTTATTATACATTTATAAATGAAAATGGAAAAATAATACCTGATTTTATGAATCAGGAAGAATTATATCATTCAAAAGAACATATATTATACATATTAAACAATAACTCTACTTCAAATAAACAAAAATATAATTATATACATAATAATCTTTATGAAATTATTGGAGATGGAGAGTTCACAATGCAGCCTACACATAGATTATACTTTGTTGTAAAAAAACAATTAAAATGAAAGTATATCAAATAAAAACATTTATTATATTTTATATAATAAATGAAAAAAAGTAAACATAAACAACAATTATATTTAACTTATGATGATCTAAAACTTTTAAATGATATGCTAAATTATTTAGATGAATTTGAAAAAAGAAATAATGAATATCCATACGAACAAAGTGTATATAAAGAATTTCCGAATAAACCTATACAAAAATTAGAAGAAGAATTTATATCACCATTTAAGATTATAGAAGAAAAAATACCTACTAATATTGAACACTCTATATCTATAAAAGAAATTCAAGAAAAAAAAGTTGAAACAATTACAAATATAGTTAAAAAATTAAAAAAGAATAAAAGAGATAATGATTCTATAAATTTTATAGATCTTATTTTATCAAAACTACCGGATAAAAAAATACAAAATGTAATAGAAAAATTGAAAAAATTTTTTAATACAAACGATCCGAAAGTTATTAAATATAAACTTGATAAATATTATGTTATACCTGATTATAGTAAAACATTTTTATCACAAATTATAAAATCTTATTATGATAGATTAAAGCCTAGTGATTATGATAACATACAAAATACAGACTATTATAAGACTCTATTAAAAAAATATAGAGAAGAAATACCATTTATAACATTAGAAATTCATGATCCAAAATCTAGTTACTTAAAAAAATTTTCTCTTCTTTTTTTAATAGAAATTAATAAAATTTATGATATGGAATATTTGAATAGACTTATAGATTCAACTATTAATATAAAAAGTAAAATCAAAATTTGAATATAAAAGAATCTTCAATTATTACATCTTGAGAATTATAAAATTTCCATTCTAATGTTTTTTTATTATGAATAAATAATTCACCCCATCCATAGTCTTTATAATTGCTATATAAATTATAATCATGTTTAAGTATATCGTATTTGTCTATTTTTTCTTGACTTCCAGGAGCTCCACATATAATATAATATGTACCATTTTCGTTTATTTCATCTTTATATATTTTATTATTTCTTTCATATGCATGAACATGTCCCGAAATATATATATTAACATTATATTTATTAAATAAAGATTCAAATGCTTTTTTTGTATGTGATTCAGCATTCATAGGCCAGTCAAATATAATTTTACTATATAATGGTCTATGACCATAAACAATAATCCAAGGTATATTATTTCTATTTTTGTTAGATTTAATTAAATCATCTTCTAACCATTTTAATTGATTTCCAAAATTTCCTCCGGAACCTGAACCTAAAATTGTATAAGGTGTTGTAGGAGCATTTGGGTAATCAGTTTCTGTATTTATAGATATAAAATGTATAGGACCATAATCAAAACTATACCACATATTTTTAACTCCATTTTCAGGCATCTTAAATCGTGAATTAAAAGCAGTAAAGTTTCTCATACTGTGAGGACACCCTAAATCTGATGCTGAATGACATGAAATATCATGATTTCCTGGACATACCATATATGGTTGATTTTTTGAAAATATTTCAACACTTGACATAAAACTATTATACGTATTTTCATAATATGGATTATTTCCAATTTCTAAACCTTTATCATCTGCATAAGAAATATCTCCTAAATGAATTAACATGTCATAATTCATTTCTTTTATCCTTTCCATAGTCATATTCGAATTTTCTATACCCATATCACCATATATTCCTATTTTTAAATTTTCACTATCAATTTTTGGTTTAGAAATAAAAGTGTTTATACGAGACATAATAAGACCATCTCCAGCTTTAAAATAATATTTTGAAAAAGATTTTAAATCATTTAATAATACATGATGATGTGTGCTTGAAATATCATAATTAATAGATATACCTTTTGAAATATAATTTAATTTTTCGTAGTGTAAACCATATTTTACAATAGGATCATTTTTATATTCATATTTTGTAGACCAGCTTATAGTTATACCATTATTTGCTATTGCGGTATGAAAATTAAAAGGTTCATTTAAATAGGAATAAACATTATTTATAATTAATGTTAATATACCTAAATACTTTAGCATATTTTATTTTAAATAAATTTTTTAAATATAATTTATATTTAAAAAATTTTATTTGTTACTTTTTAGATTTAGATCTGTAACGTCTTTTACTTTTAGATTTAGATCTGTAACGTCTTTTACTTTTAGATTTAGATCTGTAACGTCTTTTACTTTTAGATTTAGATCTGTAACGTCTTTTACTTTTAGATTTAGATCTGTAACGTCTTTTACTTTTAGATTTAGATTTAGATCTGTAACGTCTTTTACTTTTAGATTTAGATTTAGATCTGATGGGTCTTTTGATGTTTATAATATAATTTTTTCCATCAGGATTTAAATTTATTTCCTTTAAATATGAATATAACATTTCTTTAGAAATATTATATTCATTAAAATATTGATTAGATATTTTTAAGATTACATTTATTACAGTATTAATATTTTCAGATTTAGTATCTTCTCCAAGTAGTTCAAATATATTTTTAATTAACTGTAAATTTTCTTTTTGAATTTTATTTATATTATCATATACATTTTTTATTTTATTAAATTCTTCTACAATATACTCCTTATATTTTAATAAAACTGGATCTAAAGGTTCAGCAACTTTAGAAATCTCTTTTTTATCTTCAACAGTTTTTTTTAATGAAACTCCTGATTGAATACCTTCTAAAAACGCTGGACCTGCACCATCATATTCACCTGAATCAATAGGAATATTTCTTGGTTTAAGTGTTGAAGCAATCAAATTTGCAGCAGCACTATTTTTTGAAAGCTTACCTACTGTTGATGATACTGATACAGAACTTAAGGTTGAAGCACCTATGTTTTTAAGTGTTTCTACATTAATTTTTAAAATTTTATATGCATTATCAAATGAATCTATATTATCCTTAAATAACGAATAATTTATTTTAAATTGCGATAATGCTTGAATATTATTTATAAATTCTGTTGATAAAAGAAATTTGGCATCTTTAATTGTTTCCGGAAGAGAATTTACAAACATGGAAATAAATTTACCTTGTTGATAAGTTAAAATTTCACTATTTATAATACTAAATGGATAAAATTCTGGAGGTTCATCTTTATCTTTAATATAATACGCTACTAATATTATAATGAGAATGCTAAAATTATCTTTAAAACTATCTAAAATTTTTAGAAAATTATTTATATTGCTTACCTGATTTAAAACAGATGGAAATTTTGAAATAATTTCTATCATACTATCATTAATTCTTATACATACTATGGTATATTTATTTGGATCATAAAAAAATTTTATAAACTATATAGATTCTTGATTGATAAAAATTGTTTCGTCATCTTTTTTATCGGTTAATATAATATCTATATCTTTTTTATTTTTGTCTATTCCTAATTTTAATATTGGAACTAAACTATCATCTACCAAATTTTTTAAAAATTTTTCATCTACAAGTCTTATTTTTAAAATTAAAATTTTATTATTAATAAAATCTTCTATTGAAGAAGTATTATCTGAATCACAAAATTCAATAATATCATTAAGTGTTTGTATAAATATATCATTATTAATTAAACTACTTAACTTTGTATCTAAATTAATAAGCTGTTCTGCTTTCTTTCTAGAAGTTGAAACTGTCGATGCGTTTTTTTGTTGTACTACGATCTTTTTAACAGGTTCAGGTATTTCTTTTTTAATTAATTTTTTACAATATTCTCTAATAGTATCTTTAGAATCAAAATAACCTTTTTTAAATTTTTCTAAATGTAAATTCCATGATTCAAGTTTAGTATTAAGACTAATTATTCTATTTTCTTTATTATAATCTAAAATATAGTTATAAAATAATTTATATATTTTTAAAAGATCTAAATTGTTATTCATTTTCTCTTTTAAGTATGTTTCAATACCCATCATAAATATAGGCTTCAATTTATCGTCATCTGATATTAAATTTATTAAAGCATCTTTATTAGGACTAATTGATAGTATTTTTTTTATATCCGGTAATATACTTTCAAACTTTTTCTTAATATTTTCAATATCTGTAGAGTTTTTTTTATTAACATTTGACAATATTGTATTTAAAAGTCTTTCGTAGTCTGAATCATCGAATGTTACTTTTTTGCTAAAAATTAATTTATTTATTTTATAAAAATAGAAAATATTTAACCTTAAAGCATTAATAAAACGTGTTATATTCTGTTCAAAATTACTTTCCTTTTTCTGAATTTTAATTTCATATTTTTTAGACGACTCGATTACTTTTTTTTCTTGTTTTTTAAAAGTATATTTAGATTTATCTTGTTTTTCTCCAAAAAGATTTTTCAGGGGCTTTTGGAAGTTCTTTTTTAGTTATTGAACCTGGAAATAATATGGACATCACATATTCAATTTCAGTATCTGGTATACCATCCGTTTTCATTTTTTTGCAAAATACCACCTTGAGGAATATTTCTTTTTTTCATATTTTCATATGTTGAATACTTTGGATCTAAAATAGTTTTAGGTATTTCCTCTGATTTGGATTCTGTATCTAACGGTTTACTTATATTTTTTTTATTACTTTCGGGATTTGAATATCTTTTTATTTCATCTTCCAAAGTTCTTGATTTTCCCTCGCAACTTACTATATTATCTTTTAAATTTTTAATATTTGAAGAATATTCGTCAAAATATTTTTGTAACATTTTATTTTCATTTTCTAATAAATCTAAATATTCTTCAGGTGTTTGAACTGCATCATAAAAAATTTCGTCTAGTTCTGGTTCTGATGATATTATTGTTGTAGACATATTTATTTAATGTATATATAATAAATTTTAAAGTATTTTACTTTATATCCTTGAAGATTTAAAACTCAGGAGTTTTAAATCTATAGTTTAATTAATTTAATGGTAAAAGTATTGTATAGAAGCTTTTTTCTTGAAAATCTTCTTGTATTTCATCTTCATCTTTGTCTTCTTTTGTAATTTTATATCCTATAATCTTAATTTTAGGATTTGATCTTTCTCCATTTACAAAATAAGATTTTATGTTAAGACTATTTTTATAAGAAAAAAATAAAAAACCTATTTCAATAGATGATATTTCATCTAATTCAAATAAAGGATTATAATTTTTATTAACCCAATTATAGTATATTTTTATAGCGTTTTTAACTGAAGTAGTATTTTGAGCTAAATAAACCGTGTCACTAACCAAATTATTTTTAAAAAAATAAGGATTTGTAGATTCTTTCAATATTTTATTATATATTTTATATTGAATTTCATCTTGTAAACTTGACTTTAGAAATTTGCTTATTGAATCACTCCCCTTTAAAATAAACTGGAAACTATATATATCAAAATCACTTATATCTAAATAATAATGTTCAATCGATATTCTATTATAATATAAAACTATTTTTTCTGGATTTTGCATTGTTTCAAATCTTAAACTATATAATGATCTTTTTAACGATTCATTAGATTTTAGAACTAATTTTTTATTTAAAAGTAAAGGACAATCTAAAGAAAAATTTTTACCTATGTTACTACTATATTCAATTTTTTCATTAATCATAATGTTTTTTGCAACAAAATCTTCAAAATTATCAATAGAAGGTATTTTATTACTTTCATTTAAATATTTTGAATAAAGCCAAAATAAATATTGAACTATATATCTTGATAATTTTTTATACTTATTATAATCATTTATAACTGATTTAAACTCTGAAACGCTTTTAAGATTACTTGTATTTAATGGAATTTTTACATCTACATTTCCAATTTGAGCATGTATATTTTCATTTTTAATTGAATTATTTTCAATACCAAGTATACCTAATATTTCTTTTATATTTGTATTTTCTAATTTATAAACGTTATATTCTGTTTCTTCTATCGCATTTAATGGTTGAATTGGACTTGTAAAAATAGATAGTTTAATAGTATTATATTCTATATTTATCATTCGTGTTTTACCATAAAAATCTATCGTTTGTGATAATACTTTTACTTTATCTGATAAAATAAAATCATTATAAAAGAACCTATTTTTAATTATATAAAAATCATTATATTCATTGAAAATTGTAAAAGCATTTTTACTTACATAAAAATCTGAATTAAAATTATATTGTAAATCATCTTTTTTACCTTTTTTATTCCATCTAAATATTAGTTCACAATATGGATATTTTGTATTATCTGAATCAATACCTTTATTTTCATATATAAAAATTGTTTTATTAAAAGGTTTTTTATATTTAAAATACCCTTTAATATGTCTGGGAATACTTAAACTTCCATCAATATTTTCTTCATTTCTATTGAATAAAAATATATTACAATTATATTTAATTTCCAAAAGATGGATAAAGAAGTTTGGATTAAAGTATTCCTCTAAATTATTAATTTTATTTATAATTTCTTGACTAGTGAAATCAAACATTTCTTGTCTACATGAAGCAGATAATTCTAAAGTTGATAAAGACTTTCTAATTGTATTTAAATTTTCATTATCATATTCTCCAGAATTTAAAGCAAATAAAACACAATTTATAAAACTATTATTCCCTTTAGTCATTCCTATTCTATAATATTCATAATTTTTATCTTCATCTATAATATCAAAAAACTTTTTAATATTATGTGGTAAATGTCCAATTTGGCCATTATTTAATAATTTATTTGTCGTTATAATATGTTGAGTAAAACTTTCTGTATCTTCAACTTCATCTCCAAAATAATAATTTCTGTATTCAGGTTTTTTAGTTTGATCAGATTCAAAACAACATAATAAATATTTAAATTTATCTGAATTATTTAAAGTATTCTCTCTCAAACCAGGATACGGGTAATGTTTATATTCGCAAATATATTTACGAGGAATAGAGCCTTCACTTGTATCTTTTGGAAATGTTAAAACTTGTTTACCTTGTGCTATCATAGTTGCTTCATCTTCATCATTAATAAGTGTTGGAGGTTCACCACAAAATCTTGTATAATTTGATACAAATATTTCTGGTGCTAACACATTTCTCAAATTTGTATCTTTTCCTGACTTTTTCTGTTTTATTTTTTTAACAGGTTTAGATCTTTCTATTTCTTCTAAAGGTATAAATTTAGTATAAAAATCCAATATACTTGAATAAAAATAATTATATTTAACAAATAACTTTGAAAGTATATCTTGAAATTTATTTATAGATTTTATATTGTTTACACTACTTATTTTGACACGAACGTAATAACTATTATCCATAAAATTTGGTTTAAGTTTTACATCTTGATCTTTTTTATCTACTATTTTTTCAGTTAGAAATGCTGTTATATCATCTGTTTCTGCAGTATAAAAACGTATAAAAACAGTTGGTTTTTGAGAAATAGAAGTTTCATCAATACTTAAGTAATCTCTAAATATATTTTTATTCATAATCAAATCTGATATAATATATTTGTTTAGTCTTTGATTTGGAAAATAAAATACTCCATTTATTTGTTTTTCAATTACATTTTTAATTAAACTGTTATTACTAGTTTCTAATATATCTACAAATCTTGAAATAATTTGTTCTTTTGGTATATTATTTGCTGCACTATAGTTAAGTAATACTTTAAAATTATTATTTTCAACATCTTTTTCAATTAGAATATCTGCATAATCTTGAATATTATATGTAACATTTTCTTTTTGCATTACTTTTAAAATAATACTAGATTCAGAAGACAATTCCCATGATAATGGAGGTACAAATTCTTTTCTAATTTTATAAAAATAATTACATGTCGCAAAAGGTACATTATCATTTAGTTTTATAATATTAAAAAGTTCCAGCAATGATAAGTCTTTTATATCTAATGTCATTTCAAACATAATTTTTTCTAATTCGAAAGGCTCATAAGGTATTCCTTTAATATTTTCAAAACTACTGAATTCATTTTCTTTTTCTTCTGATCTTTTTATATTTTCGTCTATAAGTTTGTTAAATTTTATCAGATTGTTTTTACAATTTATTGTAATCTTTTTTACATCAACATCAATTCCAGTTATACTTTTTATTTGGGTTTTTATAGTATCTAAATAAAAGAACATGTAATCTCTCATATAATCACTGTCGACACTATCTTGAAGTTCTTGTAAAGATTTATTATAAGTTATATATACATCTACTATATCTTCTATTGATAGATTTTTGTTTTGAAGTTTATCTTTTATTTTATCATAAAATTCTTTAAAATTTTCATTAAAACTATTGTCTTTAATTAATTTAAAAAGATCTTCAACTTGAACTTGTAATTCTTCATTATGGAACTCTTTTAAAGTTGGAATTCCATTTATAAAAAATAAAAATTGTGGTAGTGTATTTAATTTAGAAGCAATCCTTTCTATAATAGTTTGTTCAGTATCTAAATTATATATTAATATTTTTTTCCCATTGACAAAAACCATCTTTATATTTAATAATCATTTTATTTTTTAATATAACATTTTATATTAAAAAATTAATAACTATAAGAATTATAGTTTACATTTCCATTCATTATACTTTTTCTATCAAGATTTGATACTTTTTTTGCCTGAGTATAATTTATAAAATCAGGTTGTGTTGAAGGATTTAATGTTTTCTGTAAATCCGTATCAAATGTAGTTCTATCTGCAGGCCATGGAGGTGCATAATAGTTATCTGGATCAATAACATAAGTTTGATTTTGATCATAATAGTTATTTGGATCAAATGCTCCATAGAATTCTTTTACAGTTTTAGTAGGCATAAGATTATTCATTGTGTTTTTATTTCCGCCGCAACAAGACATTTTTATTATAGAACAATTTATTTTTTATTTTTTTTTTAACTCGAAAATACAAATTCTTTCAAAACATCGGAAGATCTTTGACCATCATGTTGTTTTAGAAATTTTCCATTTTCATATAACATATATTCTGGAAAACCTCTAAATCCTGGGAATATTTTACTTAATCTTTGTCCAAGTTCTTTTTCACCTTTTTCTTCACCATCTCCTTGTATTGTTGCACAAAATATTTGATTTTGATTTTCATTTGCAAGTTTTTGAAATTCTGGTTTAGAATTCGTACAATGCCCACAGAAATTTGCTTGTATCATTAATAAAACTGGTATATCTTTTGGTATTTTTGAATTTATAATATTACCATCTTCATCAAAATCTGTATCAACAAGATAAGCAACAGGTTTATTTAAATATTTCATTTATTATTTATAAACATAAAAAAAGTTTATTTTATAATTAAATTAATTTTAATAATTTTTATTAAATACTTAAAGAAAATAAAAATTTTAATTTAAAGTATACAAAAATATATTTAAACAATGACAATTATATTCAAAGCAAAGAGTCAAGAAGCATATGTTATTAAGATTTGTGCCGAACTTTTAGCAAATAATGTTAAAACTGGCTGTTTCGTTATTGACGAAACTGGTATTTATTTAAGAATGATGGATCATAATAGAAAAGTTTTAATTGACATGAATCTTGACGCTGAATCTTTTCCGATTTACAAATTTAACTCTAAAAAGATGTATTTAGGTATAAATCTCAACCATTTGCACCGCATGATGAAGTCCATCAAGAAAAAAGATTCACTAGAATTGTTTATAGATGATGAATCAATTAATGATTTAGGAATTAAAGTTATTCCTAAAGAAAATAATCGTGTTACAACTTCATTTGTAAAGATTCAAAGTATCCAAAACCTTGATATTGATTTACCTGAAACTCTTACAAAATCTATCAGTGTACCTTCTTCTGAATTACAAAAAATGTTAAAAGATTTTGGAAGTATTGGAAATACATTAACAGTTTCGTCTAAACAATTTAAAATTAGATTTTCATGTAATGCTGCAGGTATTCTAAAAAGATCTGTAGAATTCGGAGAAGATGACGAACTTGAGGAAGAAATCGATGAAAAAAATGATTTTTGTCAAGAATTCAATACTGAACAGTTATGTAGAATAACAAAAATTTCTGGATTAAGCAATAATATTCAAATTTACCCTGGAAAACCATTAAGGTTTACTAGTAAAATAGGAAATTTAGGAAAAATTTCTATTTATATTAAAAGTAAGGATCAAATTGAAAATGAACAATGTAATATTGAAAGTGATGGTTATGATAGTGAATAAATTTTTATAGAGATACTTTATAAAAATTTAGTGTAATTATTCGTGTAAAAAAATGTGTAAAATAAAACATGATTTAAAGAAATGAATTTATAAATAAAATATGAACTCGGAAACTAAATTTGATATTATAAAACTTATTGAAAAGAATTCAATAACTAGACTAAGTAAGGAATACGAAAATAAGCTAGTAAATAAAATTAAAACTAGTTTTTCAAATAGTGAACAACAAATATTTTTAGCAAGCTTTTATTGCTATTTAAAATATGACTCAACTAATGATTTTGTAATAGACTTTGATAATGTGTGGAAATGGGTAGGTTTTACAAGAAAGGATAATGCAAAAACATTGCTAGAAAAATATTTTACAAAAAATATAGATTATAAAATTTATTTAAATGGTAATGTAAGCGAAAATGATATAAATTTGACTGGAAAAACCGCTCCACAAGTTGGTGGAACAGGTTTTACTGAGCATGTAAGCAAAAATGATACAACTTTGACTGGAAAACCTGCTCCTGGAAACGCAGGAGCAGGTTTTCTTGAGAATGTAACTAATATTAATAGTAATGTAAACAATACAGATATTATCCTAGATGAATTAGCTTCATCAGAAGAATATAAAAAATTAAATAAATTAAATAAAAAATTACTTGTTGATATATGTAAAGATAAAGAGATTAAGAGTTCAGGATCTAAAGATGAAATTATAAAAAGAATTATTATGTATAATAAATCAAACGAAAAAATTACAAAATATCTAGGAGGAGCAGGATTGAATAAAGAAAAAATAATGTTAACAGTAAATACATTTAAAAAGTTTTGTCTAAAAGCAAATACACAAAAAGCAGATGAAATTCATGATTATTATATTAAACTAGAAAATGTTTTACAAGAAACTATAAATGAACAAACTAATGAATTAAGATTACAACTTACTAATAAGGAAGAAGAAAACAAAAAACTAGAAGAAGAAAACAAGAAATTAGTTAAAAAATATGTAAAGAAACAAAAGGAAATATTCGATAAGAAAAATGTTGTTTATTTAATAACTACTGAAGAAGCAGAAAAAAATAATGAATTTGCAATAGGTAAGTCAATAGATTTAACAAAAAGAAGAGAAGAATATAATAATAATAAAATTCACGATTTTAAAGTAATTTATTATGTTTGTTGTAAAGGGTCGAAAATTATGGACTGTTTAGAGTCTTTAATCTTAGCTAAACTTTGCAAATATAGATGTAAAGCTGGTAGAGATGTCTTTTGTATTCCTGACGGTAAAGATGTATCATTATTTACAAATATATTTGATACTTGTTTGAAAATATATGATGATATTGATGACGATGATATACGATATCCAACTTCTACCAAACAAGATAGAAAAGAATATAAAAAAAAATATTATGAAGATAACGTCGAAAAATTTAAAGAAATTCGAAAAAAATTTTATGAAAATAATAAATGCATAATAAGTTTATTAAAAAAGATTTATTGCAAAGAAAATGAGGATAAAATAAAAGAACGAAATAAAAAGTATTATGAAAACCACAAAGATGAAATAATAAAAGTTAATATGGATTATTATTATACAAATAAAGATGATATACTAGAGAAAAGAAAAGAATTTTATAAAAATAATAAAGAGTTTATTTTAGAAGAACGCGAAAAGTATTATAAAGAAAATTATAAAACAAAAATAGCACCTCAAAGACAACAATTAGTAGTATGTGAATGCGGTATAACAATAACGAATTATAACATAAATAAACATAAAAAATCAAAAATGCATATAGAACGTATGGAAAATATAAATAATCCAATTACATCACCTTTAAAAGAAAGAGTACAGTGCGAATGCGGAATGGTAGTTGCAAATAGTAGTTTAAAAAGACATATTGGAACCAAAAGACATGATACATTAATGGAAAGATTAAATAAATAATTTATATTTTTCTTAACCTAAAATTTAGGTTAAGAAAAATTCTCTAAAGATTAATTTGTATAATATAATAGATTTTCAACCACACAAAATGTAATAGCTTGCCCTCCACATACTCTTAATAATCTAAAACCAATTCCTTTATAGAAAGTGCTTATACCTTCATTTTTTATAATTTCTTTTATTGCTTGTATTATACTATTATATTTATATTTTGGATTCATATACCTCGTTTTTAAAGTATCGATAGGACTTGTTAATATAGGACCAATTGAACTACTAAATAAACTTGACGCAATTATTTTTAACATATTTGGTTTCTCATTTTCTTTTATAAACATTGTCCTCAATTTATAATATATTGAAAAGTTAAATGCTTGATTTGTGCATTGTCTTATTGCAGTAGTAGAAAAACCTCTATATAAACTTTTAATTCCGTTTTGTTTATATAAATCTTTTACAACTACTATTGGTCTTTTATTTTGTGTTGTCTGTAAATTTGTTTTTATAAGTTCAAAAGGTGTTATAAATAATGATTCGGTAAATCCAGCACCTATTCCTGCCATAAAATTTTGAAAGATTTTATCATTCTTTGATTTAAATAATTCAAATGATGTAAATCTTAAAAAATATTTAATAAACATTTGACCTGTAAATGGTGTTAAACCTTTGTAAAGAGTTTTTGGTTGTTTAATAAGACTTGAAAAATTTGTATATTGATTTGATTGTTTTAAAACTTTCATTGTATCTACTGGTTGCATACAAATAGATTCAATAATTCCTGCTATCGGTCCAAATAATATTTTTCTATTATCATAATAATTAATACTGTAATAATTCATTTTATAAATTATACTTTCCTATAAATAATATTTATATCATTTTATTTATACCTGAACCAACAATTATAAGAATACCTATAATCGTTATACCTATATATGAACTATCTGTCTCACATTCATTTTTTGATTCTCCCCAAATTATTCCGCCTAAAATAGTTATAAAAAGTCCTAAAAGACCTAAAAATATTGAGTAACCGTCTTTTGTAAATACATTAATTGTTTCTTTTGACAAAGATAGTATTGTCAGATTTACAGACATTAATATTATACCTGTACATAAGATTAATCTATTACATCGTTTTAAATTTATGGACGTGCAAGTATTTTTTAACTTTTCATCTATACTCCAACTTAGAGATGATAAAATAAATCCAATGAAAATCATTATAAAAGTTAATATAATATTCATATTTATTATATTAAAATAAAATTTTTAAAACTTTATTTTATATCCATTTATATGGTCCATTTCCTTTAATATTAACATCTTTTTTATATGGTTCAACTTCTATATTATTTCTGTTTCCATATACATGCCAATAAAATTCGCATGAATCTAACTCGCAATATACAGTAAATTTATTATCTATAACTTTACTAGCTCTTAAAATTGACTGATGAATATTTTCATCATAAATAGGAGTTATTTGTATTGTCCAATCTTTAGCCAAATATTTTGTATATTCAGGTAAAAATATAGTACATTTATTTTTTATTATTTTACCAATTCCTCTATAGTAAACTCCTGCTTCTGGACCTTCTAAACATCCATGCACTAAATATTTTTCTTTATCTAGAGGATGTTCTATAACAAATGTTTTGGTTCCTGTTGTTGCATACGATATTTCAGATGTAGTTGTATTATACACCAATGCTGTTGTTAAATCAACATTTCTTATTGGATTTACATAAAACCCAGAATTTGTTGCATTTAATGCTGAACTAGTTGCGTTTAATACTATAGAATTAGCTGATTGATTTGTTATACCTGCGTTAAATCCTATTGCTATCGAATAAGTTCCTTGATTTGTATTTCCTGCTTGATATCCTATTGCTACTGAACCCCTACGCTGATTGTTATTTCCTGCTTGATAACCTATTGCTACATTTTGAGATTGTTGGTTACTGTTTCCTGCTTGATAACCTATTGCTACATTTTGAGATTGTTGGTTAGAATTTCCGGCATTGGATCCTATCGCTACTGAAAATGTACCTTGATTTATACCTGCTGAGTTACCTATCGCAACACAATTATTAGCTTGTCCATTTCCTGCTGAACCTCCTCCTATAGCAACAGAACCATTTCCTTGTGATTGTCCTGATTGGTTCCCAATAGCAATACTATCAGTTCCTTGTAATGTTGCTCCTGCTCTATATCCTATTGAAATAGCTCCAGATGATTGATTACTAAAACCTGCTTGATATCCTAAAGATATAGCATACATTCCTTGTGTCGAATTTCCTGCTTGATAACCCACTGCTACTGATCCGAATAATTGATTTGTTCTTCCTGCTTCTAAACCTATAGCTACACATTGAGATGCTTGTAATACAGTTCCAGATCGATAACCAATAGCAATAGATTCTCTACCTTGAGTATTATCACCTGCTTGTTGTCCTATTGATATTGCCCATGTTCCCTGATTATTTCTTCCTGCGGCATGACCAATTCCTACTGCTCCAAAACCTTGATTCGTACGTCCTGCATCAGATCCTACAGCTGTTCCATAAATTCCTTGTGTAGAACCTCCAGCATTTCTTCCTATTGCAACTGTAGCTTCTCCTTGATTAGTTTGTCCTGCTTGATATCCTATTGCTACAGCAGTTGTTTGTTGATTTATATTTCCTGATTGATAACCGATAGAAATACAATATGAACCTTGATTTGTTCTACCGGCTAAACCACCAATTATTATTTGAGTAATACCTGTAACCCATGAAGATCCATTATAATATACGTATTGTCCATAAGTAGTCGCGGCAGGTAAAGTAGCAGGACCTGTGGCACCTGTATTAGTTGAAAATCCAGAGAGACCTTGAGGACCAGTATGACCTATAGCACCTGTATATCCTGTAAAACCTGTAGGGCCGGTATTAGTTTCTGGAAAATTTTCGTTATAAGTTAGTTCGTTATCTGTTGTGTTATAAAAAATTACGTTATTATTATAACTATTATTTACTCTTATTGGTCTTACATAAAAACCAGAATTTGTAGAATTTAA